ATGAGAATTATTTCACAACGTCTGCGCGAATTGCGCGAGGGTGTTCGCTTATCTCAGCACAAACTCGGCGAGTTAATCGGCGTGACACAAACGAGCATAAACCGCTACGAAACCGACAAAGCAGATCCGCCGCCCGAAACTTTGATTTGGTATGCGGACTATTTTGATGTGTCTCTCGATTATATAACCGGGCGCACGGACAAGCCGCAGGGAAAACTCTATAAGTATCAGCCGAAGTTTAAGGATAATTCGGAAATGAAGTCGTTTGTCGAGATGTGTTTTGACCCGAAATCGCCGATGAATGACCGCTTAAAACAAACGCTTCTTGAAATGTTGAGCGAGTCGGGAGGTGCAAAATGAAAGCTGTGATTTACGCTCGATATTCTTCCGACAACCAAACCGAAAATAGCATCGAGGGGCAGTTGCGAGAGTGTAAGGAATACGCCGAGCGGCATAACATGACTGTTGTCACGAGTTACATCGACCGTGCTTTGTCCGCAAAGACAGATGACCGCCCGGAGTTTCAGCGCATGATACGGGACTCGGCGAAGAAGCAGTTTGATGTTGTTCTCGTATGGAAGTTGGATAGGTTCGCTCGCAACCGTGCAGACTCGGCTACTTATCGTGGTGTCCTAAAACGCAACGGCGTGAACGTTGTTTCAATCAAAGAAAACATTTCCGATGGTCCGGAGGGGATTATTCTCGAGGCTCTCCTTGAGGGAATGGCGGAATATTATTCTGCGGAGCTTGCGCTCAAAGTCAAGCGTGGGCTGAAAGAAAACGCGCTCAAATGCAAAGCGGTCGGAAGTACACCATTCGGATACAGGAAAAATGCTGACAAGATGTTTGAAATTGATCCACTCACCGCGCCGATTGTGCTTGAAATGTTCACGATGTACGCCGACGGAAAAACTGTAAAAGAAATCAGTGCCGAGATGAACAGCCGTGCGGTTTTTGCTAACATAAAATACAAGTACACCAACAAAAGCAGCTTGCATAATCTTCTGAAAAACCGCCGCTACATCGGCGAATATCGGTACGGCGATGTTGTAACTCCGGGTGGTATGCCTGCGATTGTTCCTGTGGAAATTTTTGAAAAAGTGCAAGAGCGTATGGCGAAAAATCGGCACAAGCCCGCCTACATGAAAGCCGATGCCGAGTACATTTTAACGACTAAACTTTTTTGTGGGAAATGCGGTGCGATGATGGTCGGAACGGGCGGCACGAGCAAGACCGGAAAGGTGCATTATTACTACAAATGCAGTAATCGGATTTATAAGAAATCTTGCGATAAAAAGCCGACAAAAAAGGATTTTCTCGGACGGCAGATTGTGGCTTTGACACAACAAAACGTGCTGAAAGATGATGTCATTAGCAATCTTGCAGATGCGGTTGTGGAATTGCAAAAACGTACAAATACTATTATTCCGTTTTTGCAAAATCAGCTCGAAGCCCTTGACAAGCGCATTGACAACGTGTTAAAATCAATTGAAGCGGGGATTATTAACGCTTCCGTGAAGAAGCGGCTTGACGAACTTGAAGCAAGCAAAGCCGATATTGAAATATCGCTTGCCAAAGAAAGAATCGAGAAAACACCGCTCACGAAAGAGCAAATCGTGTTTTGGCTGAGCCGATTTAAGGGCGGAAACGTCGATGACCCGAATTATCGCAGGGCGATTGTAAACATTTTTGTAAATTCGGTTTTTCTGTATGATGATAAGTTGGTGGTTACTTTTAACTGGAAGGACGGGACGAAGACTGTTAGTTTGTCGGAGCTTGAGCGGGCTGAAGCGGCTCATGTACAGGTTTTAGGGTGTTCGCATTTGGATTGTGGCTGTCCGCTACATTATTTCAAATCCGAACCCCCGTTTTATCTTCGTCGGCGGACTATTCGGAATTGTAATAAGAAGATGAAAAATCGCCTTTTCTCCTCTCGTCAATAATCGCGTTCAAATTTTCAACGACTTCAATCAATTTTTCATCGCAATTATCGGGTTGTTTATTCTTGATTTTCTGCTTTGACAAGGTGCCCAAAATCCACAATTCGCCTGTTGTGAACGCAAACCATGAGATTATCAGCGTTGTCGGTTCCGCGCCGATTTTCAGGAACGCATACAAGACTGCGGCGGCGAACAGCGCGTTCAGAATTATTACCAGCGCGACTATAAATTTACTGTATTTCATGTCATTCCTCCGAAATTTTCTCAGTCGCAATCCGATTTATAAAGCCAAAATATTCATTTTGCGCCGACTCGACATTTTCGCAAGCTTTTTTCATTTCGCCATTTGTGTGACCCTTTTCAACGGCAACGGCAGTCGCAAAAGTCAGCTCGGTGTTTGCGTTTATAAGCTTCATCGACAAAAGGCTTTCCTCTGCCCTGCGAGCCGCTCGCCTTTCGGATTTTTTCGACTCGGCTTTTCTACGTTTCCGCTCGCTGGTGACAATCGCCACCAACACGGCTTGAAGTAGGCTAAACACAGCGATTATTAGTGTTTCCCACATTATATCGCCCCCTTTGAAACAAACGCCGGGACGGTCAACCCCTCATAACAAGCCTTCACAAACTGCCCGGACACGACACACCTCAACTGCTCCGACCCCGCCGTTTCGCAGTCGCTCTCACTTAAAAGGCTCTTAAATTCCTCGCACAGTTCACACCTTTTCTCGTAAGTTTCCTTGTAACTTTCATCAGAAATAATCCCCTCGAGGTGCAAAATCGCCTCGGTATTGCTCTCGAGCAATTGATTTCTGATTGCCGCTAATTTCATGTTCACAGACAAACTTGACAAAGATTTATTTCCCACATCAACCCCTGCTTTTTCCGCCAATTCCGCGTACTGCTCAACCGTAAGCCTTTCCGCAAGCCGAAAAACTTCAAGTTTCTCGGCAATTTCGGCGGGATTGAACCCGCCGCGCTCAATAATCGTTTTCAAAGCTATGTAGACGTTCATACCGCAAACCCCCATTCCAAAAGTATTAATCTAAAATCAAGTTCCGTCAAATAAAGCGCGGTTTGCAGCTCGGTGTCGTTTTCTTGCAAGTGCAGTAAAAAAGCCGCTTCGCCCATTTCAAAGGCGACTGCGACTTGTGTTATGTCCTCGAAAGTTTTTCCGTTGAGCCATTCATTGTCAAGTTGATATTGCTCAAGCGACTCAATTTCATACTCGCTGATTCCGCGATTTTCGAGCAGTTGAATAAACTCGTCGCGGTGTTCGTCGGATATTAAATACTCGTGTTTTTGCACCGCCTTTTCCACAGGTTTTTTCCCGCTCGCAAAAGATATTTCGTTTTCGGTGTAAGTGAGTTTGTAACGGTGGAGTTGCAAAACATCACCCTGCATACGATAAAGTTGCATATTTTCCCTAATCCCTTTCTGCACTAATGTGCTTTTTTCAAGTTTCGCCACCCGCATTTATGCGTTCTTGTTTTTTAAGTTTTTTTCATGTTTTTTACCACCCCGCGGCTGTATTTAAGTGCTTGTTTTGAGTTATGGTATTTGTGGTGTTGCCCGAATTATTTGTCACCGCCTTGCCTAAAATATTATTGCCGATTACAAAATTTCCTTGCGCTCCCGACTGAAGTTCTATTGAATATTGGGTAGTTGTATAATTGCTCGCAAGCCCTGTGCCCCTGATTATGTTGTTGCCTGAAATGTTATTTCTATTTGTCATAATAACAATACCCGCATTACAATCTACACATACATTTCCTACCACAGAACAACCCTCATGTTCATAGTGGGGGTTTAAGCTTATGCCTGTTAAACAGCCAAAACATTTATTGCCTGTTACGGCGACATTTCTTCCTATTACGTTTATTCCTTCAGAATTGCTACTATCGACCACGTTTCCGATTACAGTGCTGTTGCTCGCATCTATCCGTAATTGCGAATTTTTGAAAAAATTTCCTTTTACAACCACATCGTTTCCGGAAACCAACATAGTTCCCCCATTAAAAACATTTTCGCATATTAGGGTTTGTGATGTGTTAAGAATTCGGAACACATAGCCGTCTCCCGACATTCGATTAAAAGTTAAACCTTTGATTGTACAATTTAACGCCGTTCCTTCTATGATTTGACCACTTCTCTGCAAAATTGTACTTTTCCCCATTCCCTCCAAAGTCACATTATTTTTATTCATGTTCACAGTGGCACCGAGGGTATAAGTCCCTTCCCGCAAAATAATTTTCCCGCCGCTTGCCGGAAGCGCGTTAATTGCGTTGTTTATTACTGTGTGGTGGTTTGTTGTGCCGGTGACTTTGTAGTCAACATCATCGCCGAACCCCACAATAAAAGTAGCAGGCTTCGGGATTTTCAGCCCTATAACCTGCTCCGGTGTAGTTTTCGGATAAAGCGTATCCCAGCCTGTCGCCGTGCGGATTTTATGCGTAAAATTTATATTTGCCATTAAAAACCCACCTCCTCATCAATTACTAAAATCATACCAAACGTCCCCTGTTTTCGGGCTTGCGGGTGCAGTTGCCGAAGCGGTGATAATTGCGATGCTTTCCGTGCCTGTGCCAAGCCCCAAATCGTTTCGCAAACTTGTCGCCCCTGTCAAGTTTCGCCAGACCGGCAACCCTGCCACAGTTGTCGCAATATGTACTAAAACCTGCGCGACATTCGCGGTCGGCGGTGCAATTACTCCCGTTGCAGTTGTCGAAGTTGCATAGTTTATATTGCCCGCCGCTTGTGAAGTTCTGTTAGTACCGCCACGCGCAACCGGCATCGTACCTGCGTTAATTTCCGAAGCGTTGTGATTATGCGCGCCTGCGGATTTTGCGTTCCACGTTTCTTTTTCGGCATCACTGACAAAACGATTATTCGCATCTTGCGTAATCACACTCGCAGGGTGATTTGTCGGGTGGGTGTAATTATTCGCGTTTGCGGCAATATTGCTGAGTTTCGCAAAATCAGCCTTCGACATCAGTCCGTCAACAGTCGCACTCGCCAACGCAATTATAACTTTCTCAGTCGAAAGCGGCTTTTTCTCGGTGCCGTTCCACCAATAATCAGGCACTGCCACGTCCTCGATGTAGAAATTATCCCCGACCTGCAAAGTCGCCTTATTCCCGGTCACAGCAAGCCACGCATCCAAAGCCGCAACAGTCGCAAAAACCCGCGCCCGTGACGCGCCTTTCGCAATCACTTCCAATTCGCTCAAAAGCGCGGCCAAAGCTTCAACCTGCTCAATTTTCGTCTTCGGAAATAATTTTTCCCATTCCGTGCCGTTATGATGTTTCATTTGAATATTTCTGTCTGCCATAATTTTTTACTCCTTAAAATTTTTTAGTTTTTTTAGATTTTTTAGGTTTTCACCCAGATTTTTTCCTCACCCGTAGGCTCTGTCTCGCTTACAACAGCGTTTGCAATTATAACACTGTTAAAATTCGCAGGGTTCTGCCCCGATTGCCCGTCCGAAGTGTCAAACCAGTGGTCTTTTTCACGCGGATTTTCGGGCGATTCGGGCGACACGGTAATCAACGCGCAATCGGGCTTTTGTGCATTTTGCAACAACAGCTCAATTTTCGCAATTTCCGAATCAAACGCATCATGAGTCACAAAAACCGATTCCGCATTTTGCAGCAGTACCTCAATTTTCGTATCAAGCGCATCATGTGTCACAAAAACCGATTCGGAACACTCCACAGCAACATCCGACCGCGCCGAAAACACCAACGTCGTGATATACTCCGCCAAGAACCCCGGCACAATTTCTTTTGACGGAATTGCATCGCCCGTTTCGTTTTGCGCCAAAAAGTACAAAATCGGCTCACCGCCATCAACGCTCACGAAAATGCCGAGCTGATTCAAAGTATACCCGGAATTAAGCTCTTTGTTGGATAATTGAAGCCGCAAAATCCTTTTATTGCCGACTTTTCCGTCCTCGATAATCGGCAAGTTTTGCACAGGTTTTTTCAACTCCGTCTGCTCCTGCATATTTTCAAGCGTCACAGTTTCGCTCCCTGCCCAAGCCGAAATAATCGCAACCCTGTTATCGTCAAGCCCTGCGAGAATATGCAGTGCATCTTTCAAATGCCGATTGTGAACCGCATACTGCCCGGAGCTTTCTGTTTTCAAATCGTCAAAAGTATTAACTTTATTTCACGACACCGAAAAAACAATATCGCCAAGCGAACCTAACCATGCCATATTTTCACCAAGCCCTTTCTAAACAAATACGCCGCCCAAAGTTTTATTTCCCGCATTATGAGGTTAGACGAATAACAGTTTAAGAGCATATCCAACAATAGTTCGCGCACATCTTGTCGGCGCATTTTCCGCCATACTGCGTTAAAAAATTCCGCAATGCACAAAGCATTACGAAAATTTTGTCGAAAACTCTTGTAAATGAAAAGGGTTTATGATATAATAAGGGAAAAGTAAATAATAATGGGAGAATTACATGGATTATAAGGAGATATGGAACGAAATATGCTTTCGCATAAATAAAACTCTCAATGCAACAGAACGGGAATTTCAAAACGCGGTGGAGCTTTTGTTTGAAAAATTGGGTTGGTCTGCATATAAAGGCGAGATTGTTACCGGAAAAACAATCCCTGTTGGCGCGGCTAAAAGCCTTAAACCCGATGTGATTATCAACGCTGCTGGTAAAGATATTATAGTGGTGGAGCTGAAAAAGCCGAGTGTTACATTGTCGGAGCGGAACGCAGACCAACTCATGTCGTATATGCGGCAGTTAAAGTTGGATTTCGGTATTCTGCTCGGCGAAACAATGCAATTTTACTGTGAATCAAATAAAGGTATCGTAAAAATTAGGGATATACCATTTATTATGGATTCTGATGAGGGTGCTGAACTTATAGCACTTTTAAGTAAAGACGGATATTCATTTGACGCGCTTAATCAATACTGCGCTGATAAATTATGCGAAATTGAAGACCGTCAAGAAACTCAAAAGCAAGTAAATATATTTTGTTCCGAAAGCGGGGCAAGTATAGTCAGCGACTTACTTAAAGATAAACTTTTAGAAGAGTTTTCGGATAATGTTGTTTCTTCTATTATGGGCGAGATAGAAATTAGTGTGTCGCGAAAGAGTAAAGCAATTGAAAACTTATCACCCCATTACACCAATAATATGGCTTCGGCGGTAACGAATTATGCCGATAGAATAAATACTGACACAGAGGGTTCAATTTCAAAAAGAGAAGCAGTAAGTTTATGTTTGGCAAACGGAATCACCACAGGAAGTAATACGACGTTTTCCACACTAAACAAGACAGGATCTACATATTGGGCAAACCCTGATATTGGCTTATTAGACAGTGACTGGTGGTTGATTTTAAATGACAATAAGAAAAAGGAAATACACGTTTTTTATATACCTGCTAATTCAATCAGGAAAAATCAAATAGTTTTAAGAGCTGATAAACCGCATTTAATAGACCTACAAATTGAATATGGCAATAACTTTTTTGAATGCCAACGCAGTAAATTTAAATTTGAAAGTTGGTTTGTGAAAACAATTCCTTATTGATTAAAGAAAAAACAAATAAGCCGTAGGCTTACGATTGCAAAAAGGGGTTGGGATTTATCCCAACTAAGCACAGCACTTAGCTTTGCGAGGTGCGCGCCGTGCGGATGCGACATTGTCAATTGCGAGCCGTCAACCCAGCCGTAGACATTAGACGAACCCTCAACAGCGGTAAAAGCTCCCCCGATAACATGATAAGGATGCAACGCCCCGGGCGCAGTATGCGTAAGCCTTGCAGGGCCTGCCGTTCGCGGTGTAAAATTCGCCGAAACAGTAGCAGTCGAAGCCACAAAATGATGTCCACCCGTGAAATAAACAATGTCGCCGGCTTTAAAATCGCCGTTATCACCGTCAGAATCGGCGTCAACCGCCGAATTATCAGCCTCAATCTCCTCATTCAACCAAGTCAGCCAATCCCCCTCGCTGTCCTCAATTTCAATCCGCAAATCATCAGACCTGTCCTGCTCATGGTCGGTATAAGTCAGCGATAATCGGTATTTGTTCATGTCGGCACTGATATTAACCCCATCAAGCGTAACATCAATATCAGTCCGCCGCGCCGTGTCAATTTTACTCATCTGTATAACTCCCGATTAAATTTTTTATTTATTTTCAAAAAAGACTTGACAATACGCATTATGCGTGTTATAATATATGTAAGAGGTGATGGAATGAAAGCAAAAGAAGCCGAAAGCAAAATTTTCAAAGACAATTGGCGGTTCAAAAACGCAAAAGGCTCGCACAGGCACTATATTCACCCGACAAAGCCGGGCAAAGTAACAATACCCTTTCATTCCGGCGACCTTGACCCGAGAACAGTTAAATCCATAATGAAGCAAGCAGGGCTCGACTAAACCCTGCATATAATAACGGAGGAATTGTATATGAAACTCATTTATCCTGCCTGCTTTTATCCGCTCGAAAAACAAGACGGTTTTCTTGTCGAGTTCCCCGATTTGCAAGGGTGTGTAACACAAGGCGACAATATGGCGCACGCTATTGAAATGGCAACTGATGCGGCTTCGGGCTGGCTTCTCGATGAATTTGAGGACGGAAATCACGCGCCGCCCCCCACCGATATAAAGCTTGTAACCCCCGATGAACCCGACGGAATTGTCAGCCTTATCGTCCTTGACATGGATAGTTATGCGGAAAAATACGGCGACAAAGCCATAAGAAAAAACCTCACAATCCCTGCATGGTTAGCGACTTTTGCCGATAAAAACAATGTTAACTATTCGCAAATTTTACAAAACGCGCTTATAACCGAGTTACGCATTGAACATCATCAGCAATATCAACGCAGATGATATTATTTATAGCACCCGCCCCCTTAAAAGGGGGTATTTCTTTTCCACGGCGGCAACCCCACCCCCACGCTTGCCGCTATCTCAGGCAGTCGCAAAGCCACACCGGCAGGGAAAATATAGACGTCCTTGTGCCTCAAATTCGCCTCAATCAGCGCGGTTTTGTGCAGCTCACTGCCAAGCATTTTGAAAGCGATTAAGTCCCACATATCGCCGCTGATTGTCGTGTAAAATTTACGCATAAACCGTCCGCCTTTCGTTTAGCCGTTCTTCGCGAAGAGTCTCACTGATTTGCTCCGCCACTTGTCGGCTTAAAATCTTTAGTTTCTCGTCCAAGTCGCCGGGACTATCGCCGTCAATTCGGATAATCGGCGCGAAATCAATATGCACTGATATATTGCCGCCTGTTGTCGTGTTGACACTCGGTGCAGTTAAAATCCGCCTTGTGTCGTTTGCGGTGTAGACACGCTCACCGCCTGCAAAGTCAACAAGCTCAGGGCCACGCTCGCCCACAAGCGCGAACCCACGCGCCGCCGAATCAGTACCGACAGCGTAGGCGTTTTGCGCCATTAAGTCTTTGAAACTTTGGAAATTTGAATAGCCGTTTTCAAAGGGGTTAACTACGGTGTAATGCGAAGCGCGAGGGTCTTTCGCGCCGCTTAATAATTCGGCGGCACGAGGGCTTAACTCGGCATCAATTACAAGCGGTTGAAGATTCGTCTTTCTAAGTACCTTGTTCAAGTCCTCAATTACATCATAAACCTTGCCGTACACAACTCGCTCAAAGCTCTTTTCAAGGTCTTGGTCCTCCACCCATGAATTTAGTGCGGCTCGTGTTGTCGCCCAAACCATTTCCGCATCGCTCATATTTCTAATGAGTGCCGCACCTGCCAAGTCGGCTTGATTTTTTGCCTTTTTTGCAAGGGCAGCGACTTCGGCGTTCAAGGCGTTAAAATCATCAACATAAGACTGATAAATTATATACCGCGCCGCCTCAAATGCGGCTATATAGTCCTCATACTCGCTCTTGTTCATACGACCCGAGGCAAGCATAATGCCCGCTTGCTCTGTCAAAACGCTAATATCTTCATTTAAGTTAATCTGCGCCGTTGTCAACTCGTCTTGATATGATGTCACATATTCGCGCAATCGCTTTATTTCTTCCAACGCCTGCTCGGGATTATCGCCGAAATTAATACTTGCAAAGTTATCTTTTATGCGCGCATATTCTCTCGCGGCTTCGCTTGCGGCGGCCTCCATATCGCGAATGAATTTCATTTCCTCGCTGAAAGTATCCCAGTCAGCCTTAGTCACTTCCTCGCCGCTTGACACCCGCTCTAAGTGGGCATTAACGACCGTCTGTGAAGCGGTCAATTCATTTGTGTACTTGTTTTTGAAGCCGTCAAGCAAGCTTGAAATCTCCGCAATATCCGCACCGAGAGACTCTGCAACGCTTGTCGCCGCATTTTTGAAAGCCGTGAAAACAACGTCATACCTAACAGTAAAGTCATTTTCCAATGCTTCAACAAGACTGTTAAACGGCTCAATCATGGCTTCGGCTTCCGATGGGGTTAATATGCCGTGGGTTCGCAGATTGTAGCCGTAAAAGTCAATATCGCGGCTCGCGTTTTGAATTTCCAAGCGGTTTTCTTCCATTATCTTTCGCGACTCGTTGACCGCACGCGCATTTTCGTAGGTAAAGCGAGTATTCGCAATCAAATTATCGGTGAACTCGCTTAGTTTCATGCCGCCATTATCAAAAAGAAGCGGATAAGCATACTCTTGCTGTAACTCCCGCATCCTCTTTTTGTTAAGCTCAATCGCAATCGCCAAAGCCGCCAATGCCGCAACGCCGACTGCCCCTGCCGGGCCTAAAGTTTTCAAGACGGCGGCGAAAGTCTTCGCTTCCGGTGCCGCACCTTTTGCAAGCACCCTGAACGCAATCATCTCTTTTTTAAGTAGCAAAAAGACTACTTTCGCGCCCTTAACCCCGACAGTTAAAATTGCAATATTACGAGCAATTTCAATAATCTGCCTTGTGAGTTCGGGGTTTTCCTCAATCCAATCGCCCGTGGTTCTTATTACGTCAGCTATAGTCTGCGCTATATTACGCATATCAGGCAAAAACATAGAGCCTACTGTAACCGACAAATATTTCAACTCGCTTTTTGCAAGCGCGATGTCGCCCTTGAAATTATCAATCTGTGTCGCCGCCATGCCTGCCGCTTGCCCTGCGCCGTCATAGGCATAAACCGAGGAATTTAACTCGTCGCGGATTTCTTTTATGCTGTCAACGCCCTCATCAACTATTATATTCCAGCCCTTTTGCGCCACGGTATCAAATATAATTTGCTGATACATGTTGCGATGCTCGTCAGACATATCTGCAAGTGTGTCTTGCACGTCCGCCATAATTTCAAGCATATCGCGGCTTGCACCGCACTCCTCGTAAATCGCGATTTCGAGTTCATTCAGCGCCGCTTGTGCCTTCTCGGTCGGGGTCGAAAGGTTTCGCAAAACGGCATTAAGAGAAGTACCTGCCGAACCGCCTTTAAGCCCTGCCTCCGAAAAAGCAACCATAATCGCATTTACGTCATTAATCTCCATGCCTGCCTGCGCCGCTGAACCTCCTGTGTTGACAAAGGCATAACCAAGTTGAGAAAGCTCCAAGTTCGCCATTGACGTAACTAACGCAAAACTATCGGTGACTAATCTCGTGTCCTCGGCTTCTATGTTGAAAGTCCGCATTTGCGAAACGACAAAGTCGTAGGTTGTCGCCATATCGCTTTGTGTGGCGTTTGCTAAATTAGTACCGTGACGTAATTGCTCCATCATCAAGTTCACGTCACCGCCTGCCTCGGCAAGCATTTTCGCGTTCTGTGTAATTTCAGACAAATCAGTTCCGGTAGTCCTTGAAATATCCCGAATACCGTCCGCCATTTGTTGTAATTCGTCCTGCGTAGCTCCGGTAATTGCCTTGATGTTCGACATTTCGCTTTCAAACTCCGCCGCTGGTTCAATAAAGCCTTTATAGAAAGCCACACCAAGCCCGGCAACCACCGCTGTGGTTTTGATAAAGTCCTTCTGCGCTTCTTTTAACGCCGCCGAAGTCTCACGCTGCCATTTTTCAAGGTTGGCTAATTCTTCTTGTTTCTTTTGCAGTTTCTCATACTCATTGCCGAGCCGCTTGCTTTCCTCGGCTAATTTCTCGGTGTCAACTCCCGCCTTTTTAAGCTTGTCGCCGAGATTAGACAAATTCTGTTCTTCTTTTTCAATTTGCGCGTTGACCTTTTGAATAGCGGCAGTATTATCACCGACCGCCACAGTAAGCTGTTGCTTTTTCTCAATCAAGGACTTCAACGCGGCCTCGCTTTTGGTATATGCCGAAACGTCCTTTTGAATTTTCTGAATACCCTGCAATTCGTTTTGCATGGTACGAAGCGAAGTAGTCGCCGCCCCGAAAGTGCTATTAAACCCCGAACCCACAGCGGCTTTTATGCTTAATAAAAGATCGTATTCCTTGCGGTTTGCCATTTTTCCCCACGCCCTTTCGGAATTGCTTTAGAATACAAAAGGGCGAATAGCCGCCCATTCAGTTTCATTTAATTATGAAAAAGATTGGCGGCTATTAAAACTTTGCTAAAGCAAAGTTTTCTTACGTCGGGGGATTTTAATCCGCCCTTTTGCCATCCTCACTCATCGCCGCATTAATATCCCTAATCCACTCATCGAGCTCGGTCAAAGTAAGCGATAGCCAAAACGTGACCGCCGTATAACTCGCCCGCGACAAGCGGAAGGCTTCTTTTCGCAACCACTCGCAAGGGTTTTTCAGAAGCCCGATGTTAATAAAAAACGTCGCCCTGCATTGGCGATTTTGTTGAACTCGTTAAGGGGTAACGCCCTCAGCGTGTCGCTTCCGACACCGGAAGCCTTGCTTGCCATTCTGTGTAAAAATCCCCTTGAAGTCTCGAGCGAAAGCAGAAACTCGCCGCTATCCTGCATTTCTTTTTCGATGTTCAATAAGTCCTCACCGGTTAGCTTGTTGAACTTAAAATTAATGACAGAATAGCTCTCGCCCTCATACTCGAAAGGCTTGTCAAACTTGTGCGAGTATACACCGGGATTGTCGGTGTTTTCTGCGGCGGTATTTGCGGTAGCTCTCGCGTCGGGAGCAGTCTTTTTAGTATCTTGTTGCATTTTGAACCTCCAATAATTTTTTTATGAATCCTTGCCTAACACTCGCCGAACATCTCTTAAATAATCGGTGTCGTTGATGAAGAAGATGAAATTTAAGATGTCGATTTCAAGGACTTTTTTACCGTCAATGAACGTCGCCCAATAGGTCACAGCGTATTCACCGGACGCGTCCGCAGACGATGCGGGGTTGACTTTTCCGGGGTGCAGTTTTTTAGGTTGTACAACCATAATGTGCTTCACACCCGTGACTTGCGGTTGCCCTGCAACGGTGTCTTTGTCCTGTTGTGCAACTCGCAAATCAATTTGATGATTGCGCTGTTCATAGAGTACAACCGCCTCTTTCGTCAATGTCCGAAAGTTTAGTTTTAAGGTCATCGCCTGCAAATGCCCCATTATCACGCTCTCGTATTCGCCGCCGATGCCTGCGCCCGAAATCTGCGCGGTCATGTTCGACAACTCGGGCAATTCCACGTCTGCCATGCCTAAAAAGTTTATTTTGTCGCTGTACACGGCAAAATTAATAATTGATTCGTTAACTCGCATTTTTTTACACTCCTTCCTATTCCGTCAACGCCGATATGATGTACGAAACATCATACTCTAAATCGTATAGTAAATTAACTTGAGAAACACTAAAATCTCTCGGCACAAAACCGCATAGGCAATAGATTTTGCGCCGATTTCTTTTGTGTTTCTTTCAAGTTAATTTACTATACATGATTTCCTGTGCCGGGCTTGGCGGTGTGAGGAATATTTTGAACTTGACCCTGCCGCTCATAAGGCTTGTTACAGGGTTGTCTTCTTCCCGAAACTCTATCCGTCCGCCTAAAATCAACTCGTCCGCTGTTAAGCCGTTCAGCCAGATATTAAGGCTGTTCACGATGTTGTCAATGAAGCGGCGGCTTATGTTCTTGTCAACCCGGTTCCACGACGACAATATCGCAACTTTCGAGACCCAGCCGAACATGCGCGAAACATTAAGGAAATAGTCTTTAACGTCGGTGTTAGCAGGGTAACAAGCGGTATAATTCCCCCACAGCACAAAACCGCCGATAAAGTTAAGGGCTGTCGTTATGCCGTTTGAGTTGAGGAAATTGGCTTGTGTGAGGTCGAGGAATATCTCTCTGCCGTCCTGCAAAACCGTGCTGTCAATCTGCAAAGACTTATTTGACGGGCTCTCGGCAGGGCAGTCGTAAGTCGCCGAGTCGGTTCGCGCCATAACCCCTGCCATTTGCGTAGATAAGTGGAATAGCCTGTCGCCTAACCTGCACATGGGGAAGCAGAGGACTTGGGTTTTTGAAAAAATATTATTTTTCCGCTTGAACTCAGGCACATCGGTATAGTGGGTAACTATGCTTGTGTCAACGTCAATCAAGGCCTTCGCCTCAAAGATGTCGTTAATCGAAGCCGCCTTCGCACCCATAATCGCCGCCACTTCCGAGTCATGCGACCATGCGGGGCAGATAATTATGTCGGGGATAATGCCGTATTTCGGGAAGACCATTTCGATAAGCTCAATACCGCTTGTCATTTTTGTCGCAATATTAAACCCACCGATAATATCAGCTTTTGTAACTTGTGAGGGGTCAACCTCGTCAAAACTGACCGAAATTTCTGTTACACTCGCGGGAATCGCGCCGCTGTCTAAAAGTTCAACAACGAGATTAAAGCCGTCATAGAAGCTGTCAAAGTCCTCGCCTGCCTTGTAGTTTTCAATTGCAACAGTGTCCTTTAAAGCTTCAAAAGGCAGTTTCACTCGCCTGTTGTTTACAGCAAAGGAAGCCGCCGCCGTTGTTTTTCTATGCACTGCCGGGTCAAGCACATTGACAAAAATCACAGGCGAGGTTGTGTACAATCGGTATTGGCTGTACATAACTTCGCAAAGGGTGTAATTTTTCCAGTTTTCACCGTACCCGAGCGTGTTTGCGGCTTCGTTGTAATTCCCGCCGTAGATAGGCTCGTTTACGTTTTTGCCGCGTGAATTGCCCACATCGACAACATGCACAGGAGCAGTACCTACAGCAAATGTAACGCCGCTACTGGTTCTTACGGGCGTCGAAATTGAAGTCTCGGTCTGCCGCGTGCTTACGCCATGATAAAATGCCATATTTTATTCCTCCGTTCCTTTCCTTATTGCGGTAATTACGTCCGCATACCATGTCGAAACAATGTTGTCGCCGCTTGCCGCTTTACTGCGATACTCAGCGCACTTTGAAACAGGTACTATCAATTTTGCCGCCGTAGGATAGGTTGTAAGCGGTTCTTTGTAATACTCCTTGATTTCGGCAAGTGTGCCTTTTAAGACGGTATTGCTTTTCAGCATACTGTTCGGCAGGCTCGGGCCTACATAGACGAAAGTCGTTTCCGGGGGTGTTTTCTTAACGTCTGTTGCCGGGGGATTTTTTTCCGGTTCGTTTAACGGGGGCTTTTTTGCGTTTTTTTCGGGCATTATATATTCCCTCCTTGTATTTTTAGTTAAAAATTATCAAGCGGAACTTCCCGCTTTATTTCCGGCATTTCAAAGACGAGCATAAGCTCCCCTAAGAAATACGGGTGGGTATCTTCGGGGTATACAATAGCAATTTTACTTATTAATTATTCGATAGACAAGCGTAAAAGCTATAACCTATGCGGTTTTGCGCTTGGATTGCGTAGTAAATTAAAAGTAAAATTGCTATAGTACTCAAGCGGCTTGCGAAGCAAAAATTGATTTCCCACAACCCCTGCTTTTAATAAAGCCGTGCGTATTCGCACAAGCACATTAAGCAAATCCCCTGCGCCCTCGCTGCCGTCCTCGGAATAGGTCGCGACAATAATGCGTATATGGCACTCACTGTCGGGCGGCTCGCCGGGCTTTTGTTGGTCTTTTCCGGTTAGAAATTGCAAAAGTATATACGGGATTTCGTTTGTCTCCGCTTCTTTGGTGGGCAGGCGCATTTTGTAGACTTTCGGGGGACGGTGAGTAACGTCCTCGCCCTTACGCTTTTCATATTCGGGCGTGGTCTTGTTTTTCACAAGTCTCACAGGCAAAATTATATCCTTTGTGTTTTCTTCTATGAAACTTTTCAGCCCATCAAGTAAGACATTTACCGTCATCGTCTACCTCCATAACCATTCAAAATGCGGGTTATTTCCTGCTCGACCCTTTTGTCGATTGTATCTTGTGCGGCGGCTTCAACCGCAGGCCACACGTCGTCATTTTCAACCATGTGTGCAATTGACGAACCCATGATTTCTTTTATGGGGAAGCGTTCTTTTCCCTTGCGCTCAAAAATCCCAACATGTCCGTTGCTCATGCGGGCGACAAAAGCATCTTTGAAAGTGGTCGGCGGATTGCGTGTTAATTGCCTTGCTTGAACCTTTTGCCGCCTTGTCAACCCCTCAAGCCCGGGGTTGAATTTAATCAGCGGTATCAAGTTCCCTGCATAGCTGAGCGAGCCTTCCACATCTGACCTACCTGCATTTTTCACGCTTATGTTGCGGTTATTTTTGAGGTCTGCTTGCCTGATTGAATATGTCTGCCGAATCCCTTTGTCGGACTCGGAGCGGGCTGTTGTAAGCGCGCGGTTTATGACGTTCGCCAATGCCGTCTCCGGCATGTTCTTTAAGCCGTCAAGTATAAGACTTACTCGGTCGATTTGCCTTTCGGTAATTTCAATCATTAGACCTCCTTGGAAACTTACTCGTCAAGCACCTCTAATTCGAGTATTATTTCGCCCTCGTCAAATGCGGCTTTTGCGATAGTGTAGGCGGTAGAGTCGATAACGATTACACTCGCCTTTCGCGGCACAATCCCCAAATCGTAAAACGATATATAGACTGTTAACGCCGCAATAAACATGCCCTCACCGTTGTCTTTGGCAAGCCGCCTTCGGTCTCGCGCTTCCTCGCTGTCGATTATAACGGGAATTTCATAGCTCTCCCCGTTATATTCGACTTTCATAACTCGTGCGTGTTCTTTTGCGTTATGAAAAACCGCTTTAATATCGCGCTTTACAAGTTCTTGAAAATCCATTAAACCACTTCCTCAGCGATAAACCAGCTGTCAACTTCATGCGGAACAGGAAGCGGTCGGCTGTTAAGCGCGAGAAAACGGCGGTCGGGGTTGTGCTTAACCCACACTTTAGGTACAAGTGAACCTTCAACTGTGACAAAGTTTTCGTTCGGGCCGCCATTGCCGCTCAACATTGTAATCGCGCCGTAATACATGGAGTATTCTGCACTCGTCGAGAGAAGCGCGACCGTGCCTTTGGGTACGAGCGACTTCTGCTCGGGTTTTGCAGGGTCGCTCCAGTTGTCGAGATACCACTCGTTGTAGGTGTAAATGTCAAGCCCCAACTCCTGTATTGTGCCGATATAAGTCGCGCCGTTCGGCAATTGGCGAGGTTTCAACACGGCAAGGTCATAAGACTTTGTGTCGAGAACTTTCATAACCTTTTCGTTGGTCTTGAAAGCTTCAACAACATCGCTTGCCATAATGCAGACATCGCAGTTTATAAAACCGTTCTTTTGTACCTGTTCGCGCCATCTTTTAAGGTCTTCAAGCGGGTTTGAACCTTTCGTACTCCACTTGGTTTTAACAACTTCCTTGTTTGTGAAGTTGAAATCTATGTCATATCCAAGACCTTTACCGATGATGGGGATTTTGCCTGTGTATATCGCCTGCACACAAGCCCATTCTTCGCGGCGGTATATCATTTCGCGCAGTTCAGTAAGGTCATCTGCCATCTTCTCGACTGCTCGTTCTGCCGGGGTTTTGCCGCTGTAGAGGTTTTCACCGGGCAGACGTGCCACCAAATCGCCCGCCGTTGTAATCTTATTCGGTGCAATAAGCGGCGGTTTGTAGCTTTTTGTTTGATAGCCTGAGTTTGCTATGGTTTCGCCGCCCATTTTAGGGTGTACAAACGGCGCAAGCGCACGGTTGCCTTTTTTGAAGTCAACGTCAACCTGCTCGGTTGTAAAGGTTTTTTCCCGCTTGAAAAACGTGGACTTGAAAAACGTATGCACAGGCGGCAAACGTCTTATTAACTTGTCCATTGTGCGGGGTTCGTAAATGCTGATATTATTAGGCATTAGTCCTTACCTCCTTCAAAAATATGCTCAATTTTCTTAATGCGTCCTTTAACGCTTCGGCGGTTACGCCGCTCGGCAAAACAATTGCTCCGGTGAAAAACTCGCCTGTGAGGTAATAGACGACCTCGTCGCCATTAGGTTCACTTGCCGCTATACCGATAAGATTGCCGAGGTTGCTTGCCGTGGCTTCCTCAATGCCGTTTGCTGTTTTTACAACGGGCGCGTGGGCGCGTATAACCGCATCTTTCTTGATTTTGCCATAATCGGTTTTAATGGGGAAGTCCCCTGCGAAAAAGTTTTCCGGTTCGTAAACTGCCGCGGTTGTAATCGGATTACCTGCTGTAGTAAAGTTCATGATGTTTCTCCTTCCTTTCTTATTTAGTTTCCGGCAAAACTTTGTCTATCGCCGCACTAAAAGGGTCACTCTCGTCACTTAAACCCTCATACGCGCCCGATTCAACAGAGCCTATGCCGCTGTCCGCTACGTCCTCGCTTACTTTGGCGAGATAGCTCGTGCCTTGTTTCTTTTGCTCGGCAATAATTTGCAGAGCCACTTCGGAAGCCGCTACAGGGCTTTCAAACTTTGCCTTGTTGATTACTTCCTCGAATCCTGCAAGCGCGACATTCTCAATGTCCTGTATGCGCTTGCGTTCGGCGGCGGTGGCTTCTGCCGCAATTTGCGCCGTCAGTTCGGGGTGTGCCGCTCTTAATTCCTCTACGGTTTTAATTTCCATGCTGTTTTCAACTCCTTTTTGATTTTCTTGGTTTTCTTGACTTTCTTGGCTTATTGGATTTTGATTGCCGCTTCCCGGCGGACTTGCTTCATTAAAAATGCCGCCGTTTAGGTTTACACGGCGGCTATTTAATAACGATTTCGGAATGTTGCGGTACATAGACATAGAAGCGTTGAATATGCTCATGTTTTCGGGAGCTTTGCTTGAATTTGAAAGCGCGTTTTGGCTGTCACTTTCATCAGGTTCTTCAAACAGCAATTCGTCACAAAAGCCGTTTTCTACGGCTTCCTCGCCTGTGTACCATGTTTCGGCGGTCATTAAAGCGGATAGCTCCTCATCTGTTTTGCATGTTTTGTCAACGTAAGCCGCGATTAAGCCTTTCTTGATTTTGTTTAGCATAACCGCGTTCTTGGAAAAATCGGCTTCGGAGCAATAGCCGTATACAAAAACAGACGGGTCGTGTATCATCAGATAGCCGCTTGCCGCTATAGATGTCTTTTCACAGGCGGCAGAAATACCCACGGCCGCACTCCCGCAAAAGCCGTCGATTTTACATGTAACGGTTTTTCCTTTCGCACGTTTTTCTCGGATTGCCGTCCTGATTGCTTCCGCCGCAAAGACCGAACCGCCGCCGCTGTTAATCCGTACGCATATTTCCGGCGTGACGACTTTGTTTATATCCTCGTTAAACTGTGTCGGCGTGATTTCTGTGCCTTTTTTGCCGGTCCAAAAATCGGTGCTTTGCTTGTTGGCGATATTGTCGTATATATAAATTTCTGTAAGTTGGCTGTTTACTTGACTTATATTCCAAACCATATCGCACGGAATGTACATGTTATTCTCGTCCAATGTCTCTCACCTCCTTCATAAGATTTTCTTCGCGCTTGCGTTGCGGTATATTTTTATAGAAGTCGCTCCCTGCCAACTCCTGCGCTTCTTTATCGCGGGTAGAAAAGCCGTTTTGCACTCGCATTTCTGCCGCTTTGACATCGTTCACGGGGTTTAGGCTACCCTGTGCCGGGCCGTTCCACTCAGAGCCGCTGTAAGCCTTGCGGATTGCAGGGTCGGTGAAAAAGCCCGGCGCAGGTACCCGCCCTTTCGCTACGGCTTCAGCAAGCCACTGTTCAAAAACCGGCTTACAAAAATCATTTGAAAGCCAGTTGCGGTACATCTTTATAGTCTTCCAAAACTCCAACAATGCCGCCCTGCTTGCCGAATAGGACTTTGTAAATTCTTTTATAAGAATTTCGTGCGGGATTTCAAGCGCGCAGCCGATGTGCCGGGTTACAGCTGTGACAAAGCCGTCAAAATTAGAATTAGGTCTGCCGGGGCTTACGTCTTTGGCTTTTTCGCCGGGTGCTAAATCAATGATAGAGCCGTTGCCGATTTCGATTGAATTTATATCCATAGAGTCTACTTGCTCATTCTCGGGTATAACCTCGCCTAATGCAGGTGCATCGCCGCCCTCTTCGCTTTTCTCGATGAACACAGCAAACATTCCGCTGACAACCGCCGCGACAAGCTCCGCCTCGGTGTATCGCCCCAATTGCTTAACAGCCTCAATGACCGGCGCGAGAAAAGGCACACCGCGCCGCTGTCCGATTCGCTCACGATTCATAATGTGCAGGACGTTTCGCCGTCCTGTTTTTTCTCCGAACGCCTTGACCCGTTGCCACTTGTCTTGACTTGTATTGTCGCTTGAAAGCGGGTGATTGTTTTGTATGTAATACGCAAGCACCTCACCTGCCGCATTTGTTTCAACGCCGCTATGAATACGCGGCTCATTTGACTTGTCAATCGGCGTACTCAAACGGTCGGCTTCAATCAGCTGTATACGCAAATCATAAGGCGAGTTAATCCGCTTTGTGGTTGGCAAAAGCACAATTACATCGCCCGACATCAGCCAATTCAAAAAACATAGTTGTTGAAGCTCAAAGAAATTGTCAAGCCGTTCAAGGTCGCAGTTTTCGCTCTCAGCCCACAGCGCGAACTCGCGTTCTATCTCGGTTTCTAACGATTGCGCCTGCTCCTCTGATAGTTTCAAATACTCATTGTCAACTTGGCTTTTGAGGATTAACCCCGACCCGACAACATTTGTTCGCATTGTTTTGATGGCGGCGGTGGCAATTGGCACGCCCATAAACAAATCCCGCGACCGCTCCCTTAGTGTTTGCAGGTTGTCGTTAATGTCCTCTTTTGCACTTCCGCCGTGCGAATACCAGCCTATAAGGGATTTTTTACTGTGCGATGCGCCGTAATTGCTGTAGCCACTGTTGATTATTTCTGTTTTGACACGACTAACAGCACGTTTTAAAGCCGCCGTCGGCGATATGGCGGCGATGGTTTTTTCAATAAAATTCATGCCTTGTCTCCTTATTTGCCAATTCTTTAGTTATCTCGCAAAACGCCGCGGTAAACGCGGTTGCGCCCTCTGCCTTTTAGCTGATTCACTACGCCTTGCCAATATTTAATCTGATTGCGGACTTCTTTTAAGTCCGCTTTTGTCAGCCACCGCGTACCGATTCTGTAGCTTTGGTGGGTAGTCAATTCAAGCTCGGCTTCAAGCCATGCGGCAAGGTGTTTTTCTGCGGTCTGTAAATCTATTCCCGCCATCTAATCTACCCCCTTTGAAATAGTCCGCCGCCCTTTCTTTTTTGCAAGCGGTGCGGTTTCTTTTTTGTCGGATTTTTTGAGTATTAAAATACCGCCCGCAATTTCGAGGGCGGCTTGTGCATAGTTGCGGCAGTCGAGCGGTTCGTTTCTGTAGCCGCTCGTTTTCTTTTTCCAAACATAGCTTGCAATGCCTTTTTTGTATGTCAGCACCATTTTTTCTGAGGTTAAACCCTTGAAGTAATCCTCATCATACCCGCAGTCGGAGTTTTCGGGGAAATGGCAATAGCCCGCCCCTGCATTTTCAACAGCCAGCCTTTGATAGAGCTGATGTTTTCCTATGTCAACACCGAGTTTAATTAAATGCGTTTTAGCCCTGTTTGAAGTTGAAGCGTTGCCAATGTAAGGAATACTGAAACCGCCGAAGCCCTTAATCGCAAATGTATTTAGGGAAAATCTTTTCTTGCAAAATTTGTAGACCTCGTTTGTGAAATGCCCGCCGCTGTCGATACAGGCGCAGACTATACGGAGTTTCGCGCCGTCCTCACGAGCGAAAGTCTTGTCTAACAACTTGCTAAGTCTATTCCATACGTCTTCTTTTTTTAAGTCGCCATAAAAAACCTGGTATTTAATCCCCCAACTTTCAAAGTCTTCACCCCAGCCGACAACCTCAACTTCAAGCCTGTCGTCCTGTGTGTCAACTCCGGCGGTAAGGCAAATAACACCGGCAGGCACTTCCGCATTATATTTTTCTCGCCGCTTATAAATGCTGTCGGGTTCGATTTCCTCGCCTTCCTCCTCCCACGTCTGCCCCATTTCTATATTAGTCCATGCTTTGAGGAGCGCGATGTTGCCTTTTTTCTTTTCCTCGTTCGCAACAAGAAACTTTTCTACAATTTCTCGCCACTCAACAAAGAGGGAAGCAAGGCTGTTTAAGAAGAAGCCGCGAGTTTTTCTGCCGGGGAAGCGCGGTATAAACTTGCCGCTTGTATACTTTTCTTTCCAGTCAACCTCGCCGCTTAACACACCGCATTTTTCACATAAATATTCTATTTCGTTCAAATTTTCTTTTTTGAAAATCACGTTCGCCCATAATAATTCTTGATACTCGCCGCAAGCAGGGCACGGCACATGCCATACTTCCTGCGTGCTTTTCTCAAATTCAAGTTCGATTCGCGATGTGCCTTTAATGGTCGGCGTGGAAATCAGAACAATCTTTTTATTCCAAAAGGTGGTAAGGCGTTTGTCTGCAAGCAAGAGCGGGTCGCCGTCGTTGCCTGCCGAAGCAGGGTAGCCGTCAATTTCATCTGCAAGCAAAATCCGAATAGGGCGGCTTCTAAGCCCCGATGGTGAATTTGCGCCGACAATAGTAATATGCCCGCCCGGGAACTCTTTGTGTAGGATTGTGTTTGTGCCGGTGCGTAATTTATCGTCTACTTTATCTCGCAAAACAGGCGTGTCGCGCAACATAGGTGTCAATCGGTCTTTGCTGAACGACTCGCCCAAAGGTTTAATGTTCGGTTGCATTACCAAAATCGGGGAAGGGTCGTAGTGCATGAAATACCCTATCGGGTTTAGAATAAAGCCGTCTGTTTTCCCTATTTGCGCCGCCGACATTACAACGACTTTTTGAACGCTTATATCCGAAATTGCGTTCATGATTTCTCTTTGATACGGGGCTTTGCTCGTCTTCCATCGCCCCGGCTCTGCCGATGTCTTTTTTGACAAAATGCGGTATTCATCTGCCCAATCTGCAAGCGACATATCGGGCGGCGGCTTCAAAACGTCGAATACCCGCTTAAATAAACTATAGGTTTCCGCTTTCATTTTCATTTTCCTCACTCTCCCCCTCGTTTTTGAAAGTATTTTCAAAACTTGCAAGCTCATACAAGGCTTCATCAATGGACTCTTTTAATATCCTGTGGATTGCCGCTTTGTCCGTCTTTTTTGACAATATCGGCGACAATTTCGAGGGGATTGCCATTAAGCGGTTCTTGAAATTAATAAACATACCCGTCATTACCGTTTCAATCTCAGCTGATGTATGAAGCGTTTTCTCTTTTACGCCTAAGTCATATTCGATGTCGCGCCGTTTCGCCTGTACCAACAAAGCGCGTTCGGTGTTGTAGTCAATGTTCTCGCCGCTGTCCGGGTTGCGATTTCGCAGGTAGTTAATATAATTATGCACAGTCGGGATTAAATCATAAAGCCCTTTTGCACCTTTATGCTCGTGAATTACCCCCGAACTTTTTAACTGCCTTACCCGCCTTTCCGACAAATCGAGGACCCTTGCAACCGCCTTTGTATAATATAATTTCAAAGTTTTCAAACAGCCGCACCCCTTTTGCGCCAATTCGCCGCACCCACAAAAAAATTAATGTAAATCACGGAAGCGGTTAAATTTTTTTCGTATCTGAACAGCCCCCGGGGTCGCCGAACCCGCAAGAGGAGAAAAGCGGCCGAAAGTACCTTTAGGCCTTCGTCGCTTTTGCCGGGTTTTGTTCACTGTCTACATCGAGTTCTACGTTAAACTCGCCGATTGCTTTTTGTTTTGCCAAGTCGAATTTATCTGCTTCAAGCTGATGTTTGCGTTCTTCAAACTCATCTGTTTTTAGGATAGTGAGTAGCTTGATAATTTTAGTGTTGGTGTTATTCAAAACATTTTCGAGTACCACGAGCCTTTGAAACGCACTCCCCCTAATAGTCGATGTGGTTTCGCCTTTGGCTGAATTTGAAACGATTTCTTTATCGGTGTAAAGCAAGCCCGAATCATCGTCGGCTTTTAATTTTTCAATGCGATTCATGAGGTCGTGCCGCTTGACATAAAGAAATTCTAACTTCTCATTCATTTTTTCGCGTACGCTCAAATTTCCGAGAAGTTTTATATATTCTTTGTCCTTTTCCGAAAGCGCGGAGAAATCAACAGAGCTGTACGCACCGTGGGTCTCGGCGTTTTTGTTTTGCTTTGGCGCGCCATGCCCGGCGGCGTTTCTGTTCTTTTTCGGTGCGCCGTGGCCTGTTGCGTTCTTGTTTTTCTTAGGCGCACCTTGCCCTTTGGCGTTTTTGTTGCCTTTTTGACCGCCGCGTTTTTTCTGAACGGTATCCACGTCATCACCTCTATTCGTTTGTTTGTTTGTTTTTATATTTTTACAATTCCACTTTTCTCGGAAACGATAAAAAACGAACCTCAAGCCTCGCCCAATGTTCGTTTAAATGACAATTTCACGGGGAAAATCCCACTTGACAGATTTTCATGTTTCTATTATAACACAAAAATCGGGCAATGGCGGGCAATCTTTTGAAAATAGTATATATATGGGCAAAGACGTGAAATTTCTACCCGTTGAATTTGAAGTCGGCGATAGTTTTATTTGATTTGAACTTGTCCTCAAGCACTTCCACAGCGCGGTCGCGTATGTTTTTGCACTGCCGAATACAAAAATGAACTTCCGCCGAAATACGCATCCAACTGAATTTTTTTATGTAAAACCCATAAATAATTATTTTCTCGACCGGCGAGAGATTGTCGATTTCGTTGTAAACCGCATCTTTGAAAGCGCGTATTTCCTCGTTTTTCTGTGTCAAGCGTTCGATTTTGTCATGGGTTGCGATATATATTTTCTCGGTCGGGTTTGAATTGTTGTGCTTGTTTTTTGACATAGCAACAAACGAAACGCTCCCGCCTGCGTTTTGAAGCAACTCGTGACATTCGGCAACGCGCATGTTGTTGTAAAGTATTTCTTTGTCGATGTCGCGGCAGAATTTTAGTATCTCGGTTACGCTTTTCATTTTTACACCACCCCCTACAAATTTTTCCGATACATCTGCGCCCCTACTCCCGAACCCTGCGCATTTTCAGGTAGACCGCCCAGCCTCGCAGGTCGGAGTAGACGGACTTAAAGCCGTAATCCCCCTTGACCACGGTGTAGCCGGGGTAACGCTTTTCCCAGTAGGCGACATCGAGCGGGGCTTTTGCGATTTTTTCTACTTCCTTTCGGCTGAAGCGGCGGTTGTTGGTGACACTGACGGGCTTTTCGAGGTTCGCCGAGAATGACAGCCTCAGCTGTTCGCCGTCGGAGTCGATAATATCCGGGAGCGGCTGTTCAAGCCCGTGAGACGGTCGCCATCTTTTTTTGCCGCCCGCCTGCTTTGACAAATATGTGCACAATGCCGCAAGCCCGTATTCATCGTCAAGAGTTTGGATTATATCGGCATTGACCCTGCCGATTTTGTCGCCTTGTTTCTGCCCCTTTTTGCGCCTTTTGCGCCATGTGTCGATAATCACGGCAGTGTCAAGGTTGCAACTCATGATGATGTGATGATGCACCCGCGCAGGTGTAACGCCGTCGCTTTTGAAGACACAGGCAGGGATTGAAATATATTTCAGCGGGGCTTTTCCGTCTTTTGCCAATCTGTAATTAAGCCTGCGTATGTAATTCTCTAAGTCGCGCATTGCTCCCTCGACTGTTGCGGGAATGTTTTCATCAGCGTAAGACAAAGTCACATGAAAATCGCCGTTTTTGAAATTTGTGTTGACGACTTGTGTGAATTTGCGGCGTGAGGCTTCCTCGTTCAGGTCGATTTGCCGAGGTGTGGAAAGGATTTCTTTTTTGCCGCGCAGACCGCCTTGCGCGATTTCCCGCTCTGTGCCAGTGTAGTTGTAGAGGTCGATTTCCAAGTACTCCTCGCCGCAATAAATTTGCTTTTCACGCACAAAAGTCATCTTTCACCAAGCCCTTTCCAACATTGCAAAATCATTTTCGTTTTCCGAAACTTCCTCAAAAAACGCCGTGTAAAGCATAGTTCGCAGATACGCTCGCTTGTTCTTAATTTTTTTGGTAACTTTCCGATAATTGCAGATTACCGATGTTATGTGTTCACATGCGAGCTGTGAATAAATTTCCTGCACAAGCGAAACGCTCATGTCCTCGCCGGCAATTCTGATTTCGCCGCCGGGGTTCAACAACATGACTTCGGTGATTATTTTACAAAGCTCCACCGCCCATGTTTTGTCATGCTCATCTATGCACTCAAATTCGATGCCCTCTTTGACAATTTCTAACATTTCACAGAATGACGGACGGACAGACTGAGTTTTCAAAACAAAATTATTTATTCTCATTTTTTCATACTCCGTTGTTTTTGTGAACATTTGCATTTCGCCGAAATGTTAAGCTCCATTACAAGCCCGAAAAAGGCCGTTTCGCCCTTGAAAATTTTGCGGGTATACTATTATATATATAGGGGGCTGTTAACTCATGGCCCTCGCCGCCGATTTGACCTCGATATTTCTGATAATATTCGCGGTGATAATTGTGATTTCCTCGGGTGTCGGTTTGGGCTTTGCAATCACCCTCGGGGTGTAAGCAACAGGTTCTCGAGGCGGGATAAACCCGAAATCGCAGTCGCAAGTCTCGCCGGGGTCAAGGTTGCTTTTGCAGGGGGGGCAGGTTTTATATAACATGTTGCATCTCCTTTCGCAAGTCCTCTTTAATATAATAGTTGCGCCCATGCGCCAAGCAAAGCCGCTCGCACCCATGCCCGAAGTCGTGCCAGTTTATGCTGTCGTGGATTGCTTCTAATTCGGGGGTTGAGTTGTTTCTGTCTAAGTTCAGTTTGCCGATTCGGAAAAGGTCGATATTTCTGTTGCTCTCTAAAACTAATTTAACATTCGCCGGAACCATCACAGGTTCAAGCGATACCCACGTTTTTATACCTTTTAAGTGTGCTTTTTCAATTGTGTCAAGACGGTAATAAAACCCCGCAGAATAAGGCTCGAATTTTTTATTATCTTCTGCTGTAAATAAACCCGTAAAAGTAACACCAAACCAGTCATTTTTGTCAAGTAAATCAAAATCACGTTCCGCACGGCGGCCGCCTTTAGTAAGTATCTGCACGTGATTTCCGCTTTGCTTTATAATTTTGATAATCTCGCGGGTCGGCGTGGTGTCAATTTCTGAAGGGTAAGGGTCGCAGTTGAAACACAGATGAATTAACTTGCCTGTCATCTGCTCGCGCTCGATTTGCCGCTTGACCGATTCGACAATATCCTTTTTCGGGACGGGATTATCGAAATTACAGACACTGCCTTTCGGTGTGAAGCGTTTCGCCATTCCGCGCGCAAAACAGTAGGTACAGCCGTGGTTACAGCCTTTGTAAATGTTCAAAGCCAGCTCGCAATATTCGTTGGCGCAACCTTTGGGGGTGTAGATTGGTTTATGTATCATCTCGTTTTACCTCCTCACAAGCCGCTCGCCACCGGTTCAACCAATCCTTCACAACCTTGCGAATTAAAACAAAAATCACAGGCAACAGCAGTATAATATACTCGCCACCGATGGCTTCATAACCGCGAAATTCGTAAGCGTGTTTTTTTGCACACAGGAAAAGTATTACGGTTATTGCGATTATTGCGAGCCATTTTATTATGTTGAGTTTGTTTATTTTCATGTCTGCTCACCTCCACATTTCTCCGCCCAATTCGCCCTCACCAAAGCCGTGGCAAACGCAGGCGGCACGGAATTTCCGCACTTTGCGACCTGCTTACTTTTCGGGAATTTATTCCCGTTGCAATCGTACTCGATTATGTAATCATCGGGAAAACCCTGCGCCCGGTAAAGTTCTCGCGGCTCCAACATTCTCATGCAGATGTCGGTTATTTTGTACTTTTCGCCGTAGATTTCGATGTCTGAAACAAGTCCGTGTTTTTCGAGGAAAATCTCGACAAGTTGATTGTGGTCTTTTTTGGTTACGGTGTCAAGCGGCGAATTCAAATCACTCCCGCGCGCCCCGCCATTGTCACCGTATCTTTTGTCCATATATGCGGCGATAACTGCGTGTTTATTCGCGCTGACAATCGTCCCGAGCGGCTTGTCAATTCCGGGTACTCGCGGAGCTTGTCCTTGCCGTTCGCCGTAGCCGGTCTGAATCAAAGTCGCGCCGACAACCGCATTATGGTCTGTGGCTGTGATTGTGTCAAGTGGGGTTTTCAGCGCGCTCCCCGCGCCGGTATAACCGCCGCCGTAATGCTTGCACATGAACGATGCAACTACCCCGATACTTTGTTTTGATGTCAATGTCGGTAAAGGCTTGTCAATCCTTTGTCCGCGAAAGTTATCTTTGCTGTGATTTAGATGAATAATGTGAGGTTCTACCACATAATGACTTCGCACAGTCGTCATTGAACTAAGGGGTTTGCAAATATCCTCGGGCGAATTATCGAATTTGAAATTAAGTATAAACGGCTCGGGATTTTCCGCAATAAATTTTTTAATACCTCGTGCGATTCGGGCAAGCGTGGCTTCGGCGAGCGGCTTCTCACGCTCGAATATCGACTTCGGTGCGTGGCTCCAGTCAATACACTCGGCGGCGGTGCGCCACGGCAATAATTCCCCCGATTTCACAGCTTCGCTTTTCGGGTCGCCGTGGGTCGGTTTTGGAAACACAATCGGCTTTCCGCCGCGGCGAAAAATTATAAACAATCGTTTTCGCGAGGTCGGCGCGCCGTAATCGCTGGCGGTTAAAACTTTCCACTCGACCTCGTAACCGAGCGATTTCATCGCTTTAATAAACTTGCGGAAAGTTTCGCCCTTCCTGCGTTTGTCGGGTTTCAAGTACTGCTGATTTAGCGGCACATATTCACCGCGTTCTGCTTCGGTGCCGTCAATTTTTATCACTCTACCGCACTCACCACGTTTCGCAACAAGCGGACACCACGTCATAAATTCCTTGACGTTTTCCATTGAAATAATGCGCGGCTTGACCGTCCCTGCCCACTTTACAACAACCCACGCAAGCCCGCGGATTGTCTTTTTCACAGGCTTGCCGCCTTTGGCAACGGAAAAGTGTGTGCAATCGGGCGAGAAATGCGCCCAGCCTACAGGCCGCCCGGCGCAGGCTTCGCGCGGGTCAACCTCGAAAATATTTTCGTTGTAATGCCGGGTCTCGGGGTGGTTCGCCTTGTGCATGGCGATTGCGTCGGCATCGTGATTTATCCCGATTGTGACCGGCTCGCCTATGGCAATTTCAAAGCCGGTAGACCAGCCGCCGCCCCCGCAAAAACCGTCTATTGTGATTTCTTTGTTAGTCAAATTTCAACCCTCGATTTCTGCAATATTCTCGCCAACTTTCCCTTTTATAAAGCCCCTTAAAAACATATTTTTGACAATATTCAAGCTGACTTGCGTTAGGTGTAATGCCTTTTGCCGCGTTGCGTTCTGCCTGTAATTGCGTTCGGCGGCAAGTAGGGATTTTCGGGTGTGAAATCGAAAACTTTTGAGGAATAAACAAGGTCATATTCGTCATTTTCACAAGCGTTCCGCCATGTAACCGTGTCGCCCTGTGCCTTATGATATGCGGAAATTTTCATAAGCGCGAAGTTCGGAAAAATCTTACCGGGCATGTGGTCGCGCTCGGCATCGTGTAGGGCGATTAGCATTTTTCTGCCGTTAAATTTTCTAAAAATTTATCTACCCCTTTAATCCGCTCGGCAGACATAGCGATTAGTTCTTGCAACCCTGTACGAAGTTTCTCGTTATCGTGTTCTAACCGCGCATTTTTATCAAGTAAAAACCGAATTACACCAAGCAAATTAACTATTTTTATCCCCATATGCATGGGCATTTCTACAGTCATTTTAATTGCTGTAATCTTGTCATTGTCGGCGATATCTTCCCTATTAATTTGCATAAAAATAGCGTTTGCTTTATCAATATTCATTTTTTATTTCCCCCTTAATTTTCAACGGACAAAACTCAGCACGTTCTTCCTTGCTATGACTTATGGGCTTGCAAACTCCATTTTCTTTTAAAATGCACTCCCTGCAATTTCGGGGAAGTTTTAATTCAAGTATTGCTTTCATTTGCTTTCCCTTTCAAGCGTTTTCCCGCCGAAGCGGCGGCGCGGAATATTATAATTTTGGAGGGTTTTCCGCGCCGTTGTCACATGTCAGGCGACTTGCAGAGGCGGGACTTGAACCCGCATGGAACGCTAATGTATAAACGTCCGAGCACCATTACTCCACTCTGCCATCTCTCACCGAACATTGTAAAAAATGCTCGGTGGTGGGTTTAACCTTCTCCCGAGTTTAGCCCACAAAAACCCCGGGATAAAGCCTATCGTAAGCCATAGACCGCCGTCTTTTTTACATGCTTTTTTCCGCATGTATATAAACACTTCTGTGTTTATACCGATTCAAACAACCCATGAACACCGCTCTGCAAAGCCTTTTCCTCGTCCGACATTTCATAGCCGAGAGCCGTGAGAAAACTATAAACAAAGTCAAGTGTTTCGTTAAATTTATGCTCCGGGGGTTTATGCAGAAGTTCATAAAAGTAATTCAAGTTATTATCAAGCGAGAAAAAAATTGATACCAAAAGCAACTTCTCATAAGATACCTTGTAACTTTTTTCGATTATTTCAAAAGCAGTGTCATTATCGACATCAACATCAAATTCAATTCCAAAAATGCCAAATAGCGACTTCAAGTCAACATCATTGAAATAAAGCAAGCTAGAAATTACACTTTCTGCCGCGAATTTGACGATAACACCTGCCTTGCTTTTTGCGGTTTTGTCGGATATGTTTTTGACAAAATCGCACCGCAATTCGTAGGCTTGATTTGATAAGTTTTTAAGTTTTTGAAGTCGCTCTTCATCGGCGTTGTTTTTCGCGGTATTATCGGCTTTTGCGGCCTTTTCTTCCTCTGTTTTATCCGTGCAAAGTTTAACGTGATTCCCACCATCAACAAAGTAATAATTAACAGTTTCTGCATCGTCCGGAATAGTATAACTTTCTGCGGTGTAGACCCAAATATTTGAAAAGTTATTATAACCGTTTGTTGACTTAATTTCCTTTGCAAAAGTTAACAATTTTTCTTTAAGTTTTCTCATAGTTTCGAGTTCTTTTTCTTTGTCAAGTGCATTTCTTAACTTAAAATTAAAATTGTTAGTTCCTGCGTGTTCGAGTACACTTTCGCGGATAGTTTTGTCCTTAATTTTGTCAAGTTGCTCGAAATCTTCGAGGGTCGCGCCGCGCTCGGTTGCCCCCTTAAAATCATCAGGATTATACTGCAAAAGTTTCATTCTTTTGCTGATAGTTGACTTTGAAAAACCTGTCTTTTTTGCGATTGCGGCTTGACTTTCGCCCATGTCAAGTAGCAGCTGTACACCCTGCGCCTGCTCATAAATTGTCAGGTCACTGCGTTGCATATTTTCAAGCAACATAGTCGCGAGTTGGGTTTTTTCGTCCATGTCGGCGATAATGCAGGGAATTTTGTCAAGTTCTGCAAGTTTTGCGGCGGCATGGCGGCGGTGTCCGATGATAATTATGTAGTCGCCGTTATACTTTCGCTTGCTTGTCCGCATTTTGCGAAACTCCGCAATGTCAGTAGGTACAACTGTAAGATTTTGCAGTATTCCGTTCGCCTTAACACTCTCCGTAAACTCGCTCAAATCCCCTAAATCCTTGCGCGGATTGTTTATATGCGGGGTTAAACGTGAGGTTTCTAAGTAGATAATTTCGTTCATAATTTTCACTATGTCCTTTCTTTTTTATTCTTCAAGTTGATGGGTTTTGCTATCGGTGCGTTTTACTTTAATTGTGCCTTTTGAAGTCAAGCCGATAACAACTTTACACCGCGAACAAATTTGTAAAGTTGCGCTGCGTAAATTGCCATTCGCAATTGAATCAACAACCGCATACATCTGTTCGATTGCCTCGGTTTTTATCGGCGAAATTCCGATGCTTGCCGCTTCCTCGCCGCAAAGTTGATTTATACAATTCCGCGCTTTTTCAATCTGCTCTTTTACCCGGACGGCGCGCCTTGCTTCGGGGCAGGTGCAAGCGTTTGTCACCGCTTCATCACGCTTTTCTCCGGGCAGTTTTTTATACTTTTCGTCAACTATGCGATTCTGCCCGCAAAACCTGCATGTGCCTGTGTTTTCGTTCATGCCGGCACCTTCCTTTCGCCGTCCCTGCGGCACCATTTTGCGACCGCTTCATCAATGCTTTTGTGCGAAACTTGTGCACCGCAATCCCAGCAAAAAATGACAGCTTTTGTAGCGACCGCGATGTCGCTTTTCCCGCCACAAAAAGGGCAGGGCGGCAGTTGAATGTTCTTAATTTTTTCTGTAATTGACATGGTTTTTCTCTCCTTAAAGTTTAGATTTTTTCCTGCATTAAACTAACAACTTTTTTCCGGTAATTTATCCCGCAATTCGCTCCACGGTATGCCGAGGGCCTTTGAAACCCCCTGCAATTCGCTCACTCTAAAATCGTGCGGATTTCGCAAAGGTGCGTAAAATGTTTGGCGATTTATATTGGTTTTCGCGCTGATTGTGTCTGCGGTTTCGCCCTTTACGACCATTGTGCCGCGGATTAGAATTAAAAAGGATTCAAAGGGGTCTTTGGTTAGGGGTTTGGTTTTTGGCATGGTGAGCTCCTTTTTCGGCGGACATGATTGAGAATTTGAGGATTAGGCAGGTTTCACACCCTCGCGTGAATTAAAATCACCTTGATGGGCAAAAAAATCTGCTCCTTTTGTTGACAACTCTCTATATTGAGTATTTTACATAGACGGGAAATTTCGCCCGCCTTAAATTCTACCGTATTGTTTATCTTGCGTTGTAAGCCGTAAGGGCTTAAATTCATTTTTTTCGCTACCGCTTTCAATTTAAAACCACTTTCTTTAATAATGCTTATTAATAATTGGCTGTTCGTCATGGAATCACCCCTTTCTTTGGGCGTGAACTACATTCACCATTTGCGTTATATCGCCGCTTTTTGAAAAAGTCAATACATATTTTGCAAAAAGACAATTTTTGTTGAATGTGCATATACTTACATGCGTTAGATTGGTGAATATAAATAAACATTATATTTTTAGTCAATTTTTATTGACTTTTGGAAATTCTTGTGTTATTATTTGTTAAAAGGTGGTGTAATTGTGACGGATTTATATAAAAGAATTAAAGACAGGCGAGAAGAACTCGGCATGACACAAGACGAATTATCCCAAGCGATGGGTTATACATCGCGTTCGAGCATTGCAAAAATAGAATCCGGTTCGGTTGATATTCCGCAGTCAAAAATTTCTGCTTTTGCAAATGTTTTGGATACTTCTGTTGCTTGGCTTATGGGCTGGGAAGAAAAACCCAAAGGCGAAGGGGAACCGATGACCGATGATGAGATGAAGCTCCTTGAAGATTATCGGTCGCTGAGTGAACAGGGCAAGGAGTTTGTAAGACAAACTATGTACGCAGCTTGTAATACATATAAAAAAGGGTTTGGTGTTTCCGGTGTGGGAAAAAGGGAAATGGCATAAATAAAGCATTTTACGGAGGATTACACAATGGGATTTTTTAGTAATCTGTTCGCCAAAAAAACCCCCGCACCTATATATGAAGAAGTTGAAATAAAGGTTGCAGGCGTTACATTCAAAAACGGGAGAAAACATCGGCAGACTATTTTGCGTAAAATAAAGTTTAGAGATGATGAGTTTGCTAATAATTGTCAAGTTTCTATTGAGCAATATGACTTTGAGGGCGAGGTTGCTTTGGGGGTTTATGTAAACGGTCAGCAAATCGGAAATATTCCGCGTGATAAAAAAGAATGGCTCATCGAAAACGGCGACCGTATTGTCGGCGGCTTTAATCTTAAAGTTTACGGCGGCGACAACGGAAAAAGTTTCGGCGCGATAATAAAGCTGAAATTAAAACAAAATCAAGAGACTACATAATGCCATGCAGAAAAGGACGTGAGCAGTATCAGTAAAGCAAAAAAGGCTGTTTTTGACATTATTCAGCCATCTCAAAAGCGGAACGTTGTGGGGTCTGTGTTTGAGTGGTTTATACTCGTCCTTATAATTATCAATGTTTTTCTCGTAGTTTTAGATACTTTCAGCGGTCTGCCCTCGTGGGTGGTTGCGACCTCGAGGACGGTTGAGTTTGTTTCGCTGATAATTTTCACTATAGAATACGTTTTGCGTTTGTGGACTTCCGAATATTTATATCCCGATAAAAAAGCCGCCGTTGCCCGCGTTAAATACGCTTTTTCATTCATGGCGCTTGTGGATTTGTTCGCTATTCTGCCGTTCTACTTGCCTTTCATTTTCCCTGTGGATTTGCGCGTTCTGCGTATGTTGAGACTTGTGCGATTGGTGAGATTGTTGAAAATAAACCGCTACACAAAGGCGTTATCGAGTATTAGCGGTGTTTTAAGGCGCAAAGCCGTGCAGTTGATTTCGTCTTTGTTTGTTTTGCTGATTTTAATGCTGATGGCTTCGATATTGATGTACACTTTCGAGCATGAAGCACAACCGGATGTTTTCAGTAACGCTTTTTCGGGTTTATGGTGGGCGGTCGCAACTCTCACAACGGTGGGATACGGCGATATTTTCCCGATAACCGGGTTAGGGCGATTTCTCGGCACCGTGATTGCGTTTTTGGGTATCGGACTTGTAGCCGTTCCAACGGGTATAATTTCGTCCGGATTTATGGAGGAAATTAATCAAAACAATCTCGAAGAAAAATCCGACGAGTTGATAGAAATTGAGCGCAAAATAGATATAATTATGGATATTTTGAAGACTAAAGAAAAGAGTTAACAAATAAAACTCCGAAAGAGGTACCCCCATGAAACTCCCAAAACCTCGCAAGCTTCCGTCCGGTAGTTGGTTTATACAACTGCGGCTTGGCGGTGAGAGCGTGTCGGTTAGCGCGCTTACGGAAAAAGATTGCATAAATAAAGCCCGGCTTATAAAGTCCGGGCATAAGGCAGATGTGCGGGTAAAGCAGACCTGCGGGCTGACGTTGCGGCAGGCGGTTGAAAAGTACATAGCGGCGCGGAGCAACACCCTTTCCCCTGTAACCGTGCGGGGGTACACAATCATCTTAAACAATAGATTTCAAGCCGTTATGAATACGCCGATTGATAAAATAAAAGATTGGCAGAGCGTTTGCAACGCCGAGGCTCTGCTGTGTTCACCGAAAACGCTGAAAAATGCGTGGGGTTTTGTGAAATCGGTCTTATTGGAGCAGGGCATTATTCCGCCGAAAGTTAAATTACCGCAAATAATCAAAAAAGAGCGGCCATTTTTAGAACCCGAGCAAATCCCGATTTTCATAAGCGCAATCAAGGACAAAGACTGCGAAATCCCCGCACTCCTCGCGCTTCACAGCCTGCGCCGTAGCGAGATATGGGCAATTCCCGAAATTAAGAACGGCGTTATCAAGGTGCGCGGTGCAGTAGTCCCGGACGTTGATAACAACCTCGTCAGCAAGCCGGAAAACAAAAACAACGCCTCCCGCCGCGATATTAATGTAATGATTCCGCGTTTACATGAAGTCTGCTCGAATATTAGCGAAATACAATTAAGATGCCCCGATTCGGCGAGAGCACAAATAAACAGAATTTGTCGGAAAAATGGTTTACCTGAGGTCGGTTTGCACGGATTAAGGCACAGTTTTGCATCTTTGGCGTATCATCTTAATGTACCCGAAGCCTACGTCATGCTTGTCGGCGGCTGGTCGGATTATTCAACCGTCCGAAAAATCTACACCCATTTAGCCAAAAAGGACATGCGAAAAAGCCAACAGGCAATGGCGGATTTTTTCAATAATGCTAATGAATTTGCTAATGCGGTTTGATATTGCTTTGTTAATGGGGGTTTATGGTGGCGTTTCGAGGGTTCAATTCCCTCCTTCCCCGGAAAATTAGAACCCGCCTGTTCGTTAAGAATAGGCGGGTTTAATCATGCTTTGCGGCGGCTTCCGCAATACTACACAACACAGCCCCGCATCCCATAGTAATCCCGATTAGAAATTGCTATATAACCTCATTCCGCAAAGTATCCACCGTATTCTCGCCCCGAACCTTAGCCAGCGAATAAACCATAGTCGCGAACACCACCAAAAACACAACTCCCGCGCTGACAATAATCCCGCCAAGCGGCGGCAGATAATTAATTTCCACCCCGAAATTTACACTTTTGTAAATTAAATAAGAGACAAAAAGCGACACGGGAAGCCCGTAAAACAGGGCTTTTGCGCCGTAAGTGACACATTCCAAACACATCATTTTGTTGAAACTGCGGTCGGACAAACCGACTGATTTCAGCACGGCAAATTCGCGGCGGCGCAGATTCACGTTAGTCGAAATCGTATTAAAAACATTAGCAACAGTTATCAGCGACATCAAAATTATAAAACCGTACGAAAAAATATTTATCACCAAAAGTACATTGCGCTCCTGCCTTTGCGCCTCGGCAATGTTGTAAAGTTGATACACATGGGTGTAATTTTCGGCGAGATTTTCTATTTCTTCAAATGTAGTATTCGGCTTGTCGGAAAGGAAAGTCATCATCGGATTTTCGGGAGATATTTCGTCTAAATTGAATTTTTCAAGTGCGGAAAATGGCGCGTAAACCACTAAAAAATTACCCGAAAACATTTGCATAAATATCGCAGGCATCACCTCGACAAAATTAAGTGAAAGAGTAACATTTTCGCCGCCACGAAGCATATTCGGCGTAAGTTCAAGTGTCAAGTTCTTCAAGTCGCCAACCATATTTTCCCTGATTACACGCCTTTCAGTGGTGTTGTATGTATGCGAAATTGTGTAACACGGAAAACTCATGGAATCGCTGCCGTCATGCAGGTTTAACTCGTCTAAATATTTACTGTAATTTTCATCGTCAATAAAGTTTAGAAAAACTATATGGTCCATAATAAACCTATCGGCGTCAGCATAGCCGTAGAGCTGTTTTTCGGCATCGCTCATCATCTCGGAAGTGATTTGCGTACGGTAGGTGTAAGTGAAATAATAGCCGCCGTCAGTGACATTTTCGGTGCTGTTTATTTCATCGAACAACATTAGAAAATCATCAGTTTCCATGTCGTCAGATGTGAAAGAAATATCGTAACCAACAACATCAACTGCCATATTCACGCCTCTTTTTAGAGTTTCCGCAAACGAATTCGCCGAAACAAACAAAACCACACTCACAAACAGCGAAATTATAGTTGCGCGGTAGCGTTTTTTGTCCCTTTTGAAGTTTTTACTTGCCAAAATTCCCTCAATTCCGAAAAGTTTTTGTGTCAACTTGGAAGTTTTGAGCTTACCCGGTTTAAGTTTAATATCGCGCGATTGTCTAATGCTTTCAATTGCGGAAACACGCGCCGCTTTTACGGCCGGAATATACGCCGAAATGAGTATGGTAATTGCACCGATTACAACTGCAACGGCGACGGATTCCCATGATATATGCAGAGTTAACGGTGCGCCCCAAAGCGAGTCTGCAAGCAGATTTGTGACGACGTTAAGCGTCACACCTATCCCTGCAATTCCCGCAATAACGCCGAGCGGAATTCCAATAATTCCAATAAAAAAACCCTCAAATAAAACCGACTTTCGCAGTTGTTTTCGCGTCGCACCGACCGAGGATAAAATCCCGAACTGCTTAGTCCGTTCGGCCACCGAAATGTAAAACGAATTGTTAATTAGCAGGATTGAACCTATCATAATTAGCGAAATCAGAATCGCCGCAAGTGAATACAAAACTTGATTAATATTATTGTTATCGGAAATGCCCAAAGTACGCAAATAATTCTTATTATACGCCGAGCTTACGTTAACTTTATTAAATTCATCGACAGTTTCGTTAATATAATTCGCGGCGTTTCCACTGTTAAAAACATAGACACTGCGCGGGTTTTTCAGCTTCACGTAAACAGAATAGCGGGCACTCTCATGCACATCTTCGTCACCTATTTTTGTAATAAAATGCAGTTGATTTGTGTAGCTTAAAAAACCGCTCAAACCGACAATTTCATAGCTTTTTGTCACGGTCTCAAAAGTTACTTCATCCCCGTCCTGAAAAGTGCTCCAATCGGTTGTAATTACGCGTTTTTCTGTTGTTAAAGTATCGCCGATTTTGTAATCTTTAAAGAAATTATTAGCGTAAGTTAAGACGATTTCGTCCTCATTTTCGGGCAGTCTGCCCGCTGTTAAATTAATCGGCAAAGTTGACAAAGCCACGTCGTCATAGGCGAAAACTTGACACCTCAAATCCCGCGAATCGTGGCCATCAACCACTCGAAAGCTGACAGAATTTTCACTTTCGGTCATCAGTGAGCGCGAAAATACATAATCAGTTTCCATCGAAACGGCAAATCTTTCAACTTCCTCATCATTTTCAAGTTTTTCTAAAAATCCATCGTAAATATTATCATAGCGAATATGCCAGTCGCCGTCTTGCATTATTGCGGTTCGCATGAGTTGATTTTGCAGTGACGAGATGAAGGTGGTAACTGCGGTTAACATAGATGCAGAAAGGATTACACCGACAATCGTAACGATAGTTCGAGTGCGATTTTTCAATAGAGATTTTAGTGTGATTTTTGAAAAAACATTCATCTAATCACCTCATCTCTTGCGATTTTTCCGTCCTCAATTCCGATAATTCGGTCGGCCTGAAGCGCGATATTTTCATCATGAGTAATCAAAATTAATGTTTGTTTATATTTTTTATTGCTTAGTTTCAACAAGTCGGTAATTGCGCGGCTGTTTTTCGTGTCAAGGTTGCCTGTAGGTTCGTCCGCGAGCACAATCGCAGGCGCGTTAATCAGCGCACGGCCAATGGAAGCGCGCTGTTGCTGCCCGCCCGAAAGCTGGTTCGGCAAATGCGCGGCGCGGTCCTCAAGATGTAAAGTTTCGAGCAGTTCATTTAGGCGTTCGGTGTTAACTTTTCTGCCGTCCATAAGCAATGGCAACGTTATATTTTCGGCGACGGTGAGCACGGGAATCAAGTTATAAAACTGATAAATTAACCCGACTTGCCGCCGCCGAAATATAGCAAGTTGCTCATTATTTTGCGCGTAAACATCAATTCCGTCAACGGAAACTTTCCCCGACGTCGGCGTGTCAACACCGCCTAAAATGTGCAGCAGCGTGGATTTTCCCGAACCCGAGGGCCCGACGATTGCAATAAATTCGCCTTTCTGAACCGAGAACGAAACATCGTCCAAAGCGCGGACAATATTCTCATTTCCCATAAGCCCATAAGTTTTGCACAAATTTTCTACTCTTAAAATTTCCATTTTCTAATCCTCCCGATGATGTTTTCTCTATTTTATACCATTAATGTTACATCTCGGTGACTTTTTCATTACAAATCTGTCACTTTGTAAAATTTTATGATAAATTTCGCGCCTTTTTCGGAGTTTTCTGCCTTGACGGTTGCGTTTTGTTTTGACAAAATCATTCGGCAAAGTGCGAGGCCGATTCCGTAATTATTTTCGCTGTAATTCTCGCCGCGGTAAAACCGCTCGAAGATATGCGGAAGGTCGGTTTTATCAATTCCCGCGCCGTTATCGCTGATGATAATTTCGGTGTAAATTGCATTTTCCGTACAGTTAATTTCAATCAAATTTCTCGTATGTTCAATGCAATTTTTGAGTATATTTCCGACCGCCTCCGCCGTCCAATTTATGTCGCCGACAAAAGAAAGTGACTCATCGCAATTAATTTTTAACTCGATATTTTGCAACTCAAGCGGGATAGCAAAAGGCTCAGTACTGCGCTTAATTAACTCGCTGACTTTGACTTTTTCATGTGCGAAAACGGCAGTTCCGGTGTCAATTTTCGATATCTTCAACAGTGCCGACAAAAGCCAGTCCATGCGCGACAATAACGCCTCTGCTTCGCGCGAATAATTCGCGCGTTCTGTCTCATTTAAGGTTGATTTAGACAAAAATGTAAGTAGAATTTGCAACGAGGTCATGGGCGTTCGCAGTTGGTGCGAAATATCCGCGAGTGAATCCGCCAAATAAGTCTTGTCTTTCTTCAGTAAAGACGCATTTTCGCGCAATCTCACAGTCATTTTATTAATCTGATTTTGCAAAATATACATCTCGCCTTCCTTGAACATTTGAATGTCAATACTGTCGTCACCGTGAAGTATTCTGTCAATTTGCCCGTTCAATTCCGCAATCATTTTCTTCGATTTTCCTATTAACATTTTTTCACCGGCCTTTCTAAATAACTGTATTATTAAAGGTATAAATATCTCACATTTTATAGCCCAAACCCCTTATAGTTTTAATAATTGTGGGTGTAGCGGGGTTGTTTTCAATTTTGTCGCGAATACGTTTTATGTAGACTGTGAGCGTGTTATCGTTGACAAATTCACCCGCGATGTCCCAAATTTCCGCGAGTAATTTCTCACGCGACAAAACAATTCCGCGGTTGTTGACAAATACAAGTAACAGGCGATATTCTAATGCAGAAAGGAATAATTCAGAGCCATTTTTGTGTACAGTTCCGCGGATTGTGTCGATTTTCAAATTGTCAAGTTCCACCACAGCTTCCGCTTTATTACTGCGCCGAAGCACGCTTTTTATGCGCGAAAGTAACTCCATCGGGCGAAAAGGTTTAGTGATATAATCGTCCGCGCCCATGTCAAGTCCGGTCACTGCGTTAATTTCGTCGTCCATCGCGGTCAGAAAAATTACAGGTGCGTCACTAACGCGTTTTGCGGCGGTACAAACAGCGAATCCGTTGCCATCCGGGAGTGAAATATCGAGCAAAATTAAATCAAAACGATTATTTTCAAGCGAATTAATCGCTTGTTTTTGGGTATGCGCCGAGGTTACAAAATAGCCCTCACCGGACAGCAAAATTGACAAGTTTTTGGCTATACTGCGGTCGTCTTCGACAATCAAAATGTGTTTCATCGGGCGTTTTTCCTTCCATAATTACTTGTATTAATAATATTATAACATAGTTTTTATTAATTTTCAAGTGTTTTTTGAAATTGTCATTGCATTGCACTATACATGTGTGTTATGATGTATCATGGGAGGAGTGAAAAGATGAAGAAGGAAAAATTCTTCTCGGAAAACAGAGACAAAATCCTCGCGTTCGGCGAGTATTTTTTGGGGAAACTTTCGGACAGCGAGCTGTTAGACAACTTAGCCGAAAAAGACCTCGAAAAATTAGCGCGTATTTTCAAGTTGATGTTCGACAAGGGATTCGCAAGTGAAGACAACAAGGAAAAAGAGCAAAACCATCTGCTCGAAGAAATCTTGGAAATATTTAAGAAAGAAGGTGACAAATTTATTGAGTGAAAAATCCTGCAAAAAAGATTCGTTGTCTAAAAAACAGACCGCCTGCTTAGAACATCTCAAAAACGGAACACTGAAAAGAATAAATATTTTAGAGGGGAGCGTGCGTTCGGGAAAGACGTATGTTTCCCTGCTTTTATGGGGTTTTTGGGTTGTTACAAAGGATGTAAATTGTAAGTTTATGATGACGGCGAAAACTCTCATGACACTAAAACGCAATGTTCTCGAGCCGCTATCGGACATTTTCGACGGCAAATTTACTTACTCTCTCGCTAAAAAAGAAGCCTCACTTTTCGGGCGGCGAATTTACTTAGAAGGTGTAAGTGACGCCCGCAGTGAGGGCAAAATTCGCGGGCTTACACTCGATGGTGCCTACTGCGACGAGTTGTCACTTTTCGAGGAAGAATTTTTCAAAATGTTGTTGTCGCGGCTCTCGGAAAAAGACGCAAAACTTTTCGCAACAACCAACCCGGACCACCCGAATCACTGGCTTAAACGCGATTATCTCGACAGCCCGGATTTAGACTTACTTGACATAAAATTCACACTTGATGATAACATTCATCTCGATAAAAAATACGTCGAAAGTCTAAAAAAAGAATTCACGGGCATGTTTTACGACAGGTTTATTTTAGGGCTTTGGGTGGCGGCAGAGGGCAGAATTTACGGCGAATTTGACAAAACAAAAATGGTGCTTAGTGACAAAAAAATGCGCGAAAAACTTAACGCAAACCCCTTACTTTTCGCGGTCATGGGCGTGGATTACGGCGGCAACAAAAGCGCGAGCGTATTCAGTCTTGTCGGCTTTGACAAAGGCTTCAGGAATGTCTACTTGCTCCGCGAACACTACGACAAAGAGAACAAATCCGCCGAAAGTTTAATCGCAGATTTCACCCAAAAAACTGCCGAATGGCGCGAAGAATTTTCACCACTGAAAGCAATTTACTGCGACAGCGCGGAGCAATTATTAGTAAAAAGTTTCCGCCGCGCCGTCTCGATTGACGTGAAAAACGCGCTTAAACGCCCGATAAATCAGAGAATTGCAATGCTGTGCAGACTAATTTCTGCGGGGCGTTTTTTTGTGGATTCAAGTTGCGTAAATTTTATTGAAGCAATTGAAAACGCAGTCTGGGACAGCGGAAAAACCGACAAAAACGGCAAAGACGCCCGCCTTGACGACGGAAGTGTCAACATTGATTCTCTCGATGCTTTCGAGTACGCAATTGAGCGGTACGAGAGGGAATTATTCAAGTTCTAAAAATGTCAAGGGGGCAGGGTTCCCCTGCCCCGCGAAGCAAATCCGCAAGGATTTGCGGAGTAAAAAAAGAAAGGAAAACGCAATGAACATCAAAAACATTTTCAGGAAAAACACAAGTATAACGCCGGCTCCGAGGCCGCCGATTCCGTTCGCGACCGACGCCGAACGCTGGAAACACATCTACGCGGGTGGCGGCGAATGGAGATATGCGCGCAAAGGCGGCATCGAGGGCGGCATGAGGCGGGTTAATTCTTTAGGGGCGGCAAAGTCGCTCTGCGCCGAGCTTTCCGCGCTTTGCTTTTGCGAACAAGCAGACTTCGGTTTTGCTTCAAATGAAGCGGAAAAATTCGTTAGTGACACTCTGCGCGATAACGGATTCTGGCGGTGTTTTCCGCTGTTTCTTGAAAAAATGTTCGCGCTTGGAAGCGGTGTAATTAAAGTTTACAGCGAAAATAACGAAATTCGTCTAAATTACATTGGCGGCGACAAGTTTATACCCACTCAATACGACGAGCGCGGGGTCTACGGCGGTATAATTATTTCACGGTTTGAAATTGACGGCAGACGTTACTATTTGCACGAGAAACATGAGAAATTCGGCAATGACTACATCATCACAAACACGCTCTACGACGGCGATAGCGATAAGGAAATTGAGCTTAGTGACATTTTCCCGAAACTGCAAAAAGAGACAAGAATCAGCAACTTGAAAAAGCCGTTATTTGTATACTTTCGGCCGTCTTCCGTGAACAATGTCTGCGATTCGCCGCTCGGTATGTCAGTTTTGGCAAATTCTGCTGATGTTTTAAAGAGTCTTGACATAATTTTTGACAGCATGGAACGTGAATTTATACTCGGCAGAAAGCGCATTATAGTGCCTGTTTCCGCGATTAAAGGCGAGTACGGCGACGACGGAAAACTGCACAGATTTTTTGACACCGGCGACGAAGTTTATCAAGCGTTTTCGGCTAACGACCGCGAGGAGTTGAAAATAGTTGACAACTCAACCGAACTGCGAGTACGAGAGCACGTTGAAGCGATTGAGGAATTACTGGATTTACTCTGTATGCAAGCGGGTTTATCGCCGGGCGCAATGTCCTTCAAAAGCAACAGTATTCGCACGGCGACCGAGGTAATTAATCAAGGCACAAAAACTCATCGCACAAAAACTGCACATCAACAGTTAATTCGCGAAGGGTTGACAGATTTGCTCGAAAATATCGCTTTGCTCGGCAAGTTGACAGGCGCGTTGCCGTTCACTTTAAGCCGCGATGATTGTAAAGTTAACGTAGTTTTTGCAGACAGCGTTATGCAGGACAACAGCGCGAGAATTGACAACGCGGTGAAACTTTTCAAGGCGGGAATCATCGACAAAAACCGAGCATTAATGGAGGTTTACGGGCTTTCGGCAGACGAGTTAAACGCAGTGTCAGTTGCTGATGAAGCCTTGAAAGGAGGTGAGAAATTTGAATGAAGAAATGCAATTTTTTGAAGACGAAAATGTCGAATCGGATTTAATTGAGACGCCGGAATTATCGCCGAAATCTTGCGAGGAGTGTCTTGAATTAGACGCATTAAAAGCGGAAATATCCGCGCAGCAAGCGCGGATTGACATGCTCACAAAAGACAACGCCGAATTAATTTCAGACAACCTTGCGCTCCGCGCAAAAACCGAAGAATTGCTTCTGGCGAGGTCGGTTTTGCCGGAGTTTTCGGTCAAGACGGAGTCTTGCGAAGACAAGTACAGTGACGTCCGCGAGGCGTTCAAAAAACGCAGGTGATGCAATAAAAAAGTGTCACTAAACAAAAAATATTTCCCGAAAATAACGGGAAATTAACAGAAAGGAAAAATAATTATGGCAATCAATACAGTAGAATACGCAAGTGTTTTTCAGAAGGAACTTGACAAACAAATTTTAGAAAGCTCGACTTCCGGTTGGATGGAAGAAAACGCGGGACAGGTGATTTATAACGGCGGCAAGGAGATAAAAATGCCGCTCATTTCCACACAAGGCCTCGCCGATTATGACCGCGACACTGGTTATTCAACCGGCGCGATTACCTTTAGTTACGAAACTTACAAGATGAGTCAGGACCGCGGAAGACGTTTCAGATTAGACGCAGTTGACGTCGATGAAACCGCATTCGCACTATCTGCGGCCAATGTCGCGGAGGAATTTCAACGCACAAAAGTGATACCGGAAATTGACGCTTACAGGTACTCAAAATTAGCATCTTTGGCGGAAATTGAAAGCACTTACACTCCCGATTCGGGCGATATTCTTTCGGAATTATCGGCGCAACTTGGCGAGGTAAGTGATATAATCGGCGGCGAGGGCGAGCTGATAGTTATAATGTCAAGGCCGGTTTATGACACCTTGCTTTCCTCCGACGAAATTCTGAAAACTATCGAAGTCGGCAATTTCAAACAAGGTGAACTTGACTTTGAAGTCAAGTACCTCAACGGCGCCTGCATAATTCCCGTTCCGAGTGCGAGAATGAAGACCGCGTACACCTTCAGAAGCGGCGACGAAGGCGGTTTTGTGCCGACTGCAACTGCAAAAGATATTAACTGGATTATCTGCCCGAAAAGCGCGCCGATTGCAGTTTCCAAGACCGATAACGTGAAAATTATCGCACCGGAAAACAACCAATTCGCCGATGCGTGGGACGTTGATTACAGAAAATACCACGACTTATTTTTACCAAAAAATAAGCAAAATGTAGTCGCAGTTTCAACAAAATAAATAGCAATTTTGCGGTTCGGGGCGGGTGTTACCCCTGCACCAAACAGTAGACAAGCAAAAATGTCTATTGTTTGGTGCAGGGGTAAAAAATTAGAAAATCCCGCCCGACGAACCGGAAAGGAATTAACATGATAGTAGACATTAATTTTTATACCGAAATGGGGTTTAATTGCGGTAATTCGCCTGATGAGGTCGGGCGGGCTCTTGAAAAAGCCGAACGGGTTATTAACCTCTTTACCGGTGGGAAATGCGACGCGCTCTGTAGCCTGCACCCGACGGCGCAATCTCACGTAAAAACCGCGATTTGCGAACAAGCCGAAAGCTACATTATCAACGGTTTTAACGAGGTTCAACTCGACCACAAAGTGAAAATCGGCGATTTTTCATACGAGAGCAAAAACAACGGCGTGACAAACGATTTAGCACCTGCGGCGGCGGCTATTTTGAAATTATCGGGCTTGGTTTATGCGGGCACGGAGGTCAAAAATTAGAAAAAAATACCGCAAAAATCGAAGAAACTTATATTTTGAAAGGAAAAGGTGAAAAATTTACATGAACTTATCACAACCGATTCCAAGGGCATTGCTGCCGCACACCATAACGCTGAAAACCCCGATGAAATCAGGCATTTTCGCGGACGGTGACTACGAGGAAATTACACTTTTTAATGTCCGTTTTGAGCGGGATGAAAAGGCACGTCAAACTAAATCCGGCGATGTTCGTTCAAAGGGCGCACGGTTTTATTTTGACTGTGTAAATTCAAGTGCAGACGGCGATTTTGGCATTGACAAACTGCAATTTAATACAAACCAAACAGTAACTTTTTGCGGCGAAACTTACAAAATCGACGGGGTGAAAAGTGTGATGGCGGGCGATAAAATTCATCACTATAAAGTCGAGGTGATATAGTGAGTGTTTTTATGAGCATGATGAAACATGGAGAAAACATTGTCTCTGCCGCTATTCAAGCGCAACTTGAATTGTCAAGTACCGCACTTGAAGATTGCAATAAGTTTTGTAAAGTTGACACCGGCGAAACTTTAATGTCAAGTTTTAACGCAAGCGATTTGCAAACCGGAAAGTTAGTTTGGAACACAAAACATGCGCGTTACGCCTATTATATCGGAGAAGCAGATACAAGCGTAAACCCGCTTGCATCCAAGCTTTGGGCGCATAAAACGGCCGCGATTTATGCGGAAAAATGGCGGCAAGTTGCAAAGGCAAAATTCGTTTCATCACTGCTTAGTTTGAAAGGGGAACAGTAAAAATGACATTAGAAATTCAAATTCTTACGGCAGTTATCGAGTGTCTAAATGAGGGTTCACGGCCCTTTGCCGATATAACAATCGGCAGCATTTCCGAGGAAGGAATTAGCGCGGAAATTGCACCCGGTTACGCGAAATCGGTTTATTTAGACGGCAGTGTTTTTCAGCGAATGGCGGTGTTACTTGTTGTAAAAAACAAAACCCACAAAACCGCTATGGAAACGGCTTTTTCCCTTGCCGACACCGTAAGAAAAAATGCAAAAAACCGCGAAATTCACACAGCAGTTTCGGGAATAAGCATGGGTACAGGCCCCGAATTTGTCCAAAGAAAAGGCGCGGATTATTTCTACAGCCTAATCTTTAATATTGATTATTTATCAAAATAATGCAAAATAATTTTCACAGAAAGGACTATAAAAATGTTAGAATTAAACAACCAAATAACTGCGGAACTTGACATCACGCCAAACGCAGAAACACGCAATTGGAAAAGCCTCGGAAACGCCTTCAAAAGCGTCACGCAGTCGCTCGGGGAGAACGTTTACACCGCGAGTTACTTGAGCGACAGCGGCTTTTCTTCAAGTGAAGTTACCGGCTTAAATTTCACCGTCACTTTCAGGGGCGATTACATCAATGACGACCCCGTAATTAACTACATTTTTTCTAATGTTGTGCTTTACGGTGTGGGCGATGCAAGGAAGACAAAACTGCGAATTTCAAAGGGCGAAAAAGTTGTAACTTGGAATGTTACGATGACAAAAATTCAGGAAATCGGCGGCGATGCAAACGAGCCAAATGGTGTTACACTTGAATTAAAAGGCGCGGGAAAACCCGAAGTCGCAAGTGTGTAAACTATGTCTAAAATTAGAAAAATTCGCCTTAAAACAGGCGGCGAAAAAATCAGTGTCGAAATAAGCGGGCAGCAGGCAAAAACCGCACTTGAAAAGCTTCACACAAGGCTTTTTCAAGCGGGTGAAACTCATGAACTGGGGCTTGATGTGATTGATATGTTTATGGAAATTTTCGGCGAAGAAATTACAGAAAAATTACTACTTGATTGTAAAAATAATCCCGAAAAAACTATGAAAATAATTAGACATATTATCACACGCAAACTCCTCCCGATGGCGGTTAAACAAAGGAAATACGAGGATAAACGGGGAGTGAAAAAGTATGTTTAGATTAGGAATACAAACCCAAGAACCTATCCCCTTCAACAAAAATACCTACACCGCAAATCCAACTTTCAAAAACGTAATAAAATCATCACTGCTTTTGAAAGACCCCGCAATTTCCGAGGCCGCCCGCATAAACACCGCACTTTTTTTGTTGCTGAAACGGTTTTCTTTTTACCGCGCAAACCGACTAAAACAACCTGAAAAAATCGCACTTTTAGACAAAATATTCGAGGCGTTAAATCCGAAAGGCAACTGCGAAAAAGCAAGCGGTGAACGGGTTTTACAGGTTCTCTCGCTTGAGAAAGACGCCGGGTTAATTTACGGCGGATTTTTACAAGCATACGGTATAAATTTGCACAAAGATGAACTGCAATGGAGCGAATTTTGCGCGTTGATTTCCGCGCTCCCCGAAGGCACTGCAATTTATAACGTGATGAAAATTCGCGCTATGGAAATTCCCGCAAACCTAAGTGCGGAAGATGCAGAAAAAATCTACGCCTTAAAGCGGACTTACTCGCTTGACAACGATGTTTCCACGCCCGAAAATTACCAAAAACAATTGGAAAAATTGTTTGAAAAGTTAGCAAGTTAAGTTAGAAAGACGCTCTCCGAAAATTACAAAAAATATTTTCGGAGAGTGTCAAGTAAGGAGGAAAAAATGGCAGATGGCAGTATTGTATATGAGGTTCGGGTAGACAGCTCAAACGTAGAAGACGACGTGCTTCGCGCCGGTTTGTTGCTTGAAAAAGGCTCGGCAAATATCAAGAACTTGGCAAGCAGCACGGCGCAGACTTTCGGGCAGATGCTAAGTGAGATTTTCGCCGGCAGTGTAACCCAAGCCGAAAACGCTCTAACCCGCCTTGGGGCGGCGTTTGTAAACTTGAAAAATTTCGCCGCACCTTTGCTCAGTGTACTCACGCCAATAACGCAGGAACTGACAAAAATTTCAAGTGCGGGGGGTGCAAATCTCGGCGAACTTCTCGGAAAAGCCTCGTCGTCATCGGCAAAATCGGCGGCGGCTTCCGTGTCTAATTCAAACGGCGCGAATCCCTTTTCGTTCGGGGATATACCGTCGTTTGCGAGCGGTACAAATTACATTCCGTACGACGATTTCCCCGCACTTTTGCACAAGGGCGAGGCAGTGCTGACCGCTTCCGAAAACGCCGCTTTAAAGAACGCGGGAGGCATTAATTCAATCGGTGCAATTCAACCCATTATCGTGAAAAATGATGAAAATTCAGCAGGCGGCGACGACTTCGCACAACGCCCCGTTGAAGTTTCTCTTAGAATCGGCGAGTATGAATTTACGCAAATTATTGCCGAAACTATGAACAATCTTCACCGACAATGGGGAGCAAGACCGTTAAAATAAGGAGGGTAGCTCAGATGAATGTATACTTCAACCACCAACCGATACCCGGCATTTTATCCTGCACGGTAAAACGCGCGGCACGCAATACCCGCACAGATTATAACTCGCGCGGAGATATGTTAATTGACTTTATTAACAGAAAACATCTGCTGACTTTGCACCTCGGCGGGCTCGATTCCGAGCAGTTATATTATATCTTTTCTTTTGCAAACAATCCATATATTTCGGTAACTTTTGACAGCCCGATGACCGAGCTTACAACTGCAAATTTTTTCTTGAAAGAACAAGTCGCCGAAACTAATTATGTTTTGGACGGTATCACCTATTATAAAGCTTTTAAGTTAGTTTTAGAGGAGCTTTAGATAAGAAAGGACTAAAAATGTTTGATGTTTCACAAGAATTTATGGATATGGCACGAAAGCGCGGCCGCATAGTACGGTGCGAAATCGAAGTCGGCCCGCGCGCATACACCAACGCAGAAATTATATCGTTTGAATTAAACGATGTGGTTCACCCCGAGGATATGAATTTCGGGACGGCGTGCTCAAGGCGGTTCAGTTTTGAGCTTTGGGGCAATCACAGTATATCGCTGACCTCGCGAGTGCGCCCGTACATTATGTTTGAGGAAAACGGCGTACTTTCCGAGCCGTGCATGCTCGGGGAATTTTTTATATCAAGGCGAAGCAGGCAACGCAACCGCCAGACTATCACTTGCCATGATTACATGTCGCGCCTTGATGTCCGTTACAAGCCGCGGAATATTTCGTTTCCTTGCACCGCGGCGACTTTGCTTTCAAACATTGCTTCGGAGTATGACCTCCACGTAGGCTTCTACCCAAAACCCGACACAATCGAAAACATCCACGGCAACGCAACCGTCCGCGAATTAATCGGCTATATCGCGGGCTTAAACGGCGGCGTCGCAAGGTTCGACCGCTACGGTATTTTGCAACTCAAAAAGTTTGAACGCGCCTTTTTCACCATCGAAAGTTACCAAATATTCAACCTATCTCTCAAGCCCGATATTAACAGAATACGGAGAATCGAATACGTTGTGAACGGTGAAATAATGGGGGCGGGCGACGGCACTGCAAAAGAGACCTGCCGCCAATTCAACCCGTTCGGGAGCGAGGCGATTGCGCGGCGGGTCTTGGACGAGTGGGACAACTACTCCTATTTCGGGCTTACCATGAAAATGCAGGGTCTGCCGTACCTGGAGGCGGGCGACGGGATATGGATACAAGACGATTTCCAATTCGGGTTTTTCTCGACCGTCATAAGTGAGTACACGTTGCATTACGACGGCGGGCTCCGCGCTACACTCACGGCAAAGTCCAAGAACCCTCTTGACGATATTGACACTGCGGGCGGGTTGCCCGGGTCGGAGGGGGATTACAGGGGCTTCGACGAGTTATACATCAGGCCGACCGGCTTCGATGTGAAAATCGGTGCAAGAACATTTAACTTTACAACTCCCCGCGACACTTCGGGCAGGATTACTTCGGTTGACGGGGAGGGAAAGAGCAGGAAGGTGATATGGGAATGACGAGCGATTACATGAGGGGCCAGTGCGACGGCTTAATTATCGGCCTAATGATTAACGGAATCATAGTTTCGGCGATGAACAGCGGCGGCGATTATCACCCGCTAATCGAGATATTTGATTCCATGGAATTATTCACACACGAAATCGAAACACGCATACTGACCGTTGACGGCGAGCTGATTGAAATAAAACTGCCGCAAGATATTGTCACTATATTAAATCATGCAGGAGGTTTACACTAATGTCTTTAGAAAACACAAAAATTATTAACTCGATGCAACCGGATACCAGCGGCAGTAACGCTTATATCTGGAATTTCATGACACAAGTTGCATCATACTTTCAAACCTTGGGCTTCTCGATAACCTACAGCAGAGGCCCGGTAAACGGCAACTCTTATCAAACGGCGACCAATCCGTGGGTATACCAAAATGTTCTCTACAATTCAACCAACATGCTTGACACGTCCATTGCAACTCAAATTCGCTTGTTGTCGCCGGGGGGCGGGTATAACTTGTATGTAGTTTACAATCCCGCCTCGGGTTCAAACGCGATACAATTGCAGAGTTACCGCAATGACGAGACCGCGCCGATTTATCAATCGATGCCGCAGACCCTGGCAATTGCAACCTTGCAACACGCCTATCCGCAGAACCATCAGATTCATCTTACAATCGCCCGCAAAGGCACAAATACTTTCATTCAGACGAAACATTTTCAAGGGGCGAACTCGCAAGAAGTCATTGCCAATTTATTATTCACCGACCTAATCAAAACGTCGGAGCAAGCCCCTGATGCCGAGTATTGCGGAATGACGAGCGTCCCATTAACCAATCAAGCAAATATATTTTCGGGCGGCGGTGTCGTTTACAGGAAAGACGGACAGCGTGACAGTCGCTACGGAAGTGTTTCCCTCAACTACGGGACATTGTCCCCGCTCAATTCTCAAATGGCGGGTGTCGCAAACAACGGCCTGAGCTATATCGACAATCGCAATATAATCATGCCGTATTACCTGCAACAACCGCACGGACTCTATTATCAAGACATGATTTACACCATGCAGACAAACTTAGAGCATGTACCGCAAGAGAATTTCATCAGCCTCGACGACCGAACATTCTGGTTGGTCGGCAAGGCGGGCACGAACTTGCAGATGATTGCGGTTGAATACGATTAAGCCAATTTCATAGCGATATACCTCCAAAAAACAACAGCTTACCCTTCTCCTCACTGACGTGAGAAAACTTTGCTTTAGCAAAGTTTTAATAGCCGCCCATCTTTTTCATAATTAAATGAAACTGAATGGGCGGCTATTCGGTAAGCTGTTGTTTTTATTTTTGTCTAAGTTTAGATAAACTTTACCGCCGTACCGACTGCCAAAAGCTCCGCCATGCCCTGCTGGATTGCCGACGAAGCGTAGCGGACGTTTATAATGCCGTCCGCGCCTAAGGTTTGCGCCTCGCCAATCATTCGCTTGGTTGCAATCTCCCGCGCCTCGTCAATCATCTCGGTGTAGCCTTTGATTTCGCCGCCAACCATAGTCTTGAAGCCCGCCATAATGTCCTTGCCCATGTGCTTGGATTGCACAACGCTGCCCTTTACGAGTGAGATGGTATGCAAATTTTTGCCGGTGATAAAATCGGTGTTAACTAAAATCAT